ATAAATCAGATGCGCGAAGTGCGCGCTGTAAAATGGTTCAATTACGAAGAAACGGTTGCCCACATCAGGGACTACAACGTAGAACGAAAGAACCTGTTTGCTATTGTTCACCAACGCGTATTGAAAATGGAAGCAGGAACGGGAAACGGGGCAGGGGCATAGACAGACAGGATGCATCTTTAATTTTTATTAGAATCTTTATTGGGATTGTACAATGACTTGATCCGCTGATGATAATGAACTTGTGAAAATAGATATATAGTAGAATTGGCCATTGAACGGATTAACACTGCCGTAATTTCCTTGATTTGGTGTGCCAGTGTTATTGCGACCGGTGCCAATTGCGTCTAGCGCGGTTTGACCGGAGCTTCCGGAAGCACCTAAGTTAGCTTGACCAATTACATTATTATTTTGATAAATAACTTGTGGGTTGGCATTACCTATAGTGATTTTGAAAGTTATGACATCTCCTGCGACAGGTGAGACATTGGTAGTAATTGTGCCTCCCCATTGAGACCATGAATATTTACCAGCCGCTAAATACATAATATTTGGAGCACCTGATGTCCCACAAGTGCCACTGACCCACCAATCATTTTCACTCCCGCCTATTGGGTTGAAGGTTCCTACCTTATGGACCACGGTTTGAGACGTATTGTTTTGTGGGAAAGTAAACGTTGGGCATAACAAGTAGGCGCTTGCATTAGGTGTTGAGAAGTCTAAGAGCTTTAGTATTGGATTGTATGAAGGTTGAGAAGTTGTAGTCGTTTGATAGGCGTTCTTGCCTTTACCTGATTGGTCGTACCATATGGCGACGTAGGCTGTTCCGGAGCCGATCCAGGTCTGGAACGAGGTTCCTGTGGAGTTTGGACCTGTCCATAGATTTCCGTACTTGTCCGCATAGAAATCGCTGTAACCTGCTGAGCTTCGGAGATTGAGAACGGGTCCCTTGTAAGAACTGATAACGCGCTTGCACGAAAAGAGGGCATTCGCTGTTGCTATTCCCGCCGCTGACACAGTATCCAGCGGGTACGTGGTGTCAATCGCCTCTAGTACGAGGCGGTCGTTGCTGCAAATGGCCGCACTGGAGATGAAGGCCCAATACATCTGGGTTTGAAGAGACACGTCAGCTGGATCTTTGCCAAGAAGATCGCCACCTGATATTCCATTCCAAGTTGTGCGAGAAGTAGTGCTTGTTGTTGGTGGAGTAACACCATTTATATAGGGCGCAGTTGTGTATGTAATACTTGTAGTTCCTCCTGTATAGTATGTGTTTGTTGTAGCCGTCGGTGCTGAAATAGATGACGGATAAGTAATAACTGTTGTTACAGATGGACTCGGAAAGTTTGTAGCTGTACTGTATGTACAATCGTTAGCACCCAGATAAAAATAGTTGTCTAAACCAGTTCCTCCATTTGTACGTAAACAATTCATATTGTTTGTTGAAACTGTTCCTGCGCCTAGAATACCATTTCCAGCTGCAACTGGGTTGCCAATCTTCACACTGAAAGTATAACTACCGTTCATTGGGATAGTTCCCGCGACCAGGTTGAAGTAGGTGTTATTTGTTGTCATATCTACGCTCCAAGGGACGGTCTGGGTGTTGATGAAGGGACGTTGTGTGCCTGTCGCCGTGGCATTGTACTGCGTCGCGGATCCGTTGACGTAATATGACTGATCATACCAGGTTGCAACGTAGGCCAGCCCGCCGCCATTCGCCAGGAGCCACGCTTGAAGGGTCACACCGGCACCGTTGATGCCTGTCGTCAGGGCCGTGCCGTTCACGTTTCCGTAGAAATAGGCACTCGCCGACGCTGCTGAATTCTGAATGAGAACCACGGGGAAGTACTGTGATTGCGTGAAGAGGGCGCGTAGTGAGAATACCCCGCGAATTGACTGCTTCGTGGGCCCCGTGAGAGTGTCCAGTGGGAATGTCTGGTAGATAGACTCGGCGAGAACACGGTCCTGCGCCGACAATGCGGTAGAGAAGATAGTAAGGTAATAGAGTTGACCATTGAGATAATCATTGTTAAATGTATCTCCAAATCCAATATAGTTGTTACCACTCTGAGTCACTCGCACACCTGATGATGTCTGTTGTGTATTCAATGTTCCATTTACATAAATTTGCCGTGAGTTTGTACCTACTGTACTTGTGCCCGAACTTGTATATTCACATGTAATGTAATTACCTGCAGTGATTGGAATAGTAGACGACGGCATATCAATACCCCACCAGTAGTCTTTATAGAACGAATTTCCGCCAGTTATTCCCCAAACACCACACGCTAAATTATAACCATTCGTAGAATTGGCTGTACCGGCACCATAAAAACCGTTATAACCTGGCGTACTGAGTGTTGGTATATTTCCATGTTTGAAAGTGATCGTGTAGGAAGTATCACCGGTGGGGAAGGTGCTGTTCGGGAGCTGCATGCGCATAGTGTTGGAGACGAGGCTGAAGTCCACGACGTTGCTTGAGTTGTTGTATGCTGGTTGGGCCGAGAGGGTCGGTTGGGTGGCGTGATTATTTTTCCCGGACTGGTCGTACCAGACCACAACATAGCAGGTGTACGTACCAGCCCAAGTACCAAATGGTTGACCCGTCTGATTGGGACCCGTCCACAGTGTGGTGTATTGATCGGCGTAGAAATCACTGATAGCGCCTGTGCCGGAATTGCGGAGTTGCATGACGGGACCGGTGTACGACGTGAGGAGACGCTTGGGAGCATAGAGACCCTGAGCGTAGGCTAAAGCCGCCGTCGAAAGGTTGTCCAAGGGATAAACGATAGGGGTATTTGTAGCATATCTCACGATGACCACGCCGGAACCACCGGCTCCTCCATTTAACCCGGATGCTATACTGCTTCCACCGCCTCCACCACCACCAGTGTTTGGCTGAGCGGAGAGACCACTTCCACCTCCTCCACCAGCCCCGCCAGTTGCAATGGCACTCGTTATTGACGATGACGCAGTGAATCCGCCAGCACCACCACCTGCGTAATAGGTTAAGGCACCTGTGATGGAATTTGGTACACCGATACCACCTGCTCCAGCAACATTAGATGTACCAGTTCCTCCGATACCTCCTGCACCGCCTCCGCCTCCACCGCCGTAATAGCCTGAATAATTTGAACCGGTTCCGCCAGAATAACCTTGTCCAAAAGTGCCATAACCACCTATGATATTTCCTGACGCAGTCGCAACTCCACCTCCGCCGGATCCACCAGGGTGATATGTATTTGCAGTGAGAGCAGGAGATCCTGTGCCACCTCCGCCACCTATGGCAGCCGGCAAGGTTCCAAATTGCGAATTTCCACCGTTTCCGCCGTCATTCGTCGCCGAAGTCGCACCGCTTGCACTCACACCTGCGGTCCCACCGGCTCCCACCGTGACCGTGTACAATCCCGGGGTGAGAGTTTGGGCGGGGAAATATTGGACACCACCAGCACCGCCTCCGCCGCCACTGCAAGCGGCTCCACCATCAAGGCTATCACCGCTAAACAACATCCATTGAAGAATAATAACTACCGGTGCTGCTGAATAATATCCGTTTACTTGGTTCACTACAAGACGATAATAAGAGTACGCTGTTGTATTTGTGTTTGTCATGAAAGTCTGTGGCGTCGTTGTTGTCCAGCTTACGTTTGTCCGAGTATCAATAACATACCATGTTGTACCATTGTTTGAACCTAGAACCCAAAAAGTTGCAGGTGATTGTAGTAATACATTTGTAGCACTTTGCACAGGACTTATTGAATACGAAGTTAGAACAATTGATGCGGGCATCTGTAGTTGCAACCATTCCCCCTTGTATTGAACTGCATTCACGTCAGTAGTTGATGCACCTCCAGATCCTGAATATGTGTAAGGCGCATTTTGGGAATACGTTCCTGTAGTCGTTGAGGATGCCCAGAATAAATTATTGGGGTTGAGTTTATCAAAAGCGAGATAAGCATAGTCAGATGCGAAATAGCTTGATGCGTTTGCGGTATATGTTCCGTTGCCGTAGGGCATTCCTGATATGGCAGTTGTACTCGGTTGAGTCCCCGAAACACCAACTGTAAGGGAGGCTGGCGGATATTGTTGAACCGGTGGGCTTGGAAATGCTGAAGTAGGAGGCGTGAAGTTCGTCGTGTATCTTGCGAATCCATTGGTAACACGGATGTCATCCATTAAGCCGTTGAAAGGAGCTGTCGTTTGATTTACGCCCGAACAACCAACATTGAAATACTGGGTAGATGTTCCGTTATCCAAACTTGCCGATGATGTTAGTGTGCCGTCTTGCTGTCCATTCAAATAACCCGTAAATACACTTCCGTTTCTTACAAGAGCATAATGATACCAAGTATTCACTGAAACTGCGTGCGATCCTGCAAAAGTACTTACAAAAGAGGTTCCATTATATGCAAAATAAAAATTTACATATGCAGTAGATGCTAAACTAATATACCAATCATTATTTGTAGTTATACCTCCTTCATTTGTATTGAAATTTCCTACGAGATGGTTTGCTTGTGTCACACTGGTTGGATAGAACCAAAATTCAATCGTGAAATTGTTTGTGCCAAACATAAAAGATGATAGTTTTGCAGTTTCCAAATAGTTTCCACTGGAACCATTCCCACTGAAGCTGAAACTGCTTGCTCCGAATTTAGCATTGGTATTATAACCAACTGTTCCGTTTACTGATGTAAGAGTATAACTATAGCTACTCGAATCGTTTGTGTTTCCGTCGGCGTGGAGCAGAAGGGTCACATAGCCAAAGTATGGATCCGGGGTGACTGCTGCGCCACCGCCTCCGCCGCCACCGACGACGAGGATGTCACAGGTCAGGGGGGAGGTTCCCGGGATCGTGAAAGTTCCCGAGTTATTGAAGGTATGCACATTGTAGGTCGTAAACGGAGTGATCGCCGTCTGATAGCTCGTTGTGGTTGGAACGGATTCCGAGGTAACATATCGGATTATTACTATGCCACTACCGCCATTTCCACCAGCGTATCCGTTGTACCCTCCACCTCCACCACTTCCAGTATTTGCACTAGCAGCAGCACCTGCTCCTCCGACGCCTCCATTGTATAACGATGCACTTCCGCCCACTCCATATGTCACACCCGTTCCAAAGTAGGTATCAACCCATCCAGGACCACCACCGCCATTAGGTAATAGTAAATTAGCGCCCGGAATACCATTTAAACCTGGACCTCCTGCCCCTCCGCCACCACCAGACATGTAATAACCTCCTACATACGTGGTTCCGCCGTTGAAACCTCCTCCGTTTACTACATATCCCCCTTTCTGCGTTGATATACCTGGATTGTTTCCATTATGGGCACCACCACCATTTCCACCATTACGATTCGTTGAATATGCACTATCCAACCAACCACCTGAACCGCCGCCTTGTGATGCAGTCAAAGTACCAAATTGTGAATTTCCTGCTGCTGTAGCTTCTAAATTGGCACCAGCACCAGATACTCCTCCAGATCCGACTGTTACAGTATATGTTCCGGGCGTCAATGATTGATTCATAAATAATTGGACTGCACCGGCACCACCACCACCACCATTCCCACCACTGCCAGTACCAAAGCCATGACCACCTGCTCCTCCACCTGCAACCACTAGAATATCACATGTTAAAGGTACTGTGGTAATGAATGATCCATTCGTCGTAAAGGAAACAACATTATATTGCGTATTTCCAGTGGATAATGACGACAACGTAGTTGTACCTGTAGTGGTTATCGCAGCTGCTGAAGCAACGGTTGTCGGTACTTGAGCTGAAGTAGACGAATAGGATGCTGCAGTATATGACGTTAGAGCCGTGGATCCTGTACCCACGGCGTTGAGACCTGGGGCGGGGGTTAGAGCTGGATACGGAGACGCTAAGACCTGTGCCGCGACATATCGCACGATGACGATACCGCTTCCACCGACTCCTCCTATTAACGTTGTAGCTCCTGTAGTTGGGCCTGAAGTACCGGAACCACCGCCACCTGTGTTTGGTGTTCCTGCTCCGCCATTCGCAAAATACAAAGATGACCCACCTCCTCCTAGTCCACCTAAACCAGGTGCACCGCCTGCTGCAACACCGCCGCCCCCGCCACCTGCATAATATTTAAGAGTACCAGTGATTGCATTTGCGAGTCCGATACCTCCTGAACCTCCAGTTGTTGTTGTTCCGTTTCCGCCTACGGCACCAGCGCCGCCACCACCGCCACAACCATAATTAGGAGCAGTATTCGTCATTATTCCTCCTGCATTGCCTTGTAATGAAGTTCCCGCTGCTGCAGCACTTGCGGAAGCACCGTTATTTACACCGCCGCCACCACTTCCACCAGTAGAAGCTGCGGTTCCAAGATTCACAGTCTGTCCGCCACCACCTCCTACAGAGGCAGCTAAGCTTCCGAAAACTGAGTTCCCGCCGTTACCTCCTGCAGCAGAGGAAGTTCCTGCGCTTCCACCGGCTCCCACAGTCACGTTATATGTCGTACCTGCCGTAAGAATTTGTGCCGAAAAATATTGATATCCACCTGCACCTCCGCCACCTGACTCGTAAGATCCTCCACCACCGCCGCCGCCGGCGACCACGAGAATGTCGCAGGTAAATGCCGAGGTTCCCGCCGCGACCGCAAAAGTTCCGGTGTTGGTTCCCGTGGTCGTGAAGGAGACCACATTGTATATCGTACCTCCCGCCGAATATGAACTCGTTGTTCCACCAGTGACAGTCACTGCAGACGTAGGCACGACTGTCTGTACCGTACCTCCTGACAGATAGGTAGTTAGTGTACCTCCCGCTGCCGCGCCGCTCGCAAGCGAGGCCGACGACATCACTATTTATGATTTACAAAAAATAAGGGGTAGATTGGGCGCCAAGTGTGTCGGACGCCTTATTGGGCTTCTGCGATCGCCTGGTCAGCGGTTGAAATTGAAGACGCAAACATGGAAATGTAATAGAGTTGGCCGTTATAAGGGGACGTTGTTCCTGGTGTTCCAACGGAAGTATTCACACCACCTAGTACGTCTGGATATAGTGGTGTCGCGGATCCATTACATGCTTGAGATCCTGTAACGATTGCTTGAGATCCATTTTGTATACCATTTACGTATACGTATGAAGTATTGACTCCAGTAGTTCCGCCGACCCTAAAAGTTACCCTATCGCCGGTAATCTCCGTTGCTCCAGAATTCACTCCACCGCCCCATTGACTCCAACCGTACGTATTTATATATGAAGGGGTTCCAACATAGTAAAATATATATCCAATGCTAGTTGCTCCAGTAGTTCCTCCAGTTCCACTGCAAAATAGATATCCATAACTGCTTTGTACATTTGTATTATTAAATTTTCCAATCCTCAAGGAAATTGTGCTTTGTATAGTGTTTGTTGGAACTGTCGTACTTGGCATGTACATGTAGGCTCCTGAATTTGGAGTGCTGAAGTCAATCAGTTGCAATAGCGGGTTATATGAGGGCTGTGCAGTCGTCAGGGATTGGGTGGCGTGGCGGTTTTGTCCCGATTGGTCATACCACACAGCGACATATGCGGTTGTCGCAGTTCCCAGCCATGTCGCGAACGGTGTGCCGGTTCCGTTCGGACCCGATGTGAGATTTCCGGCACCATCTGCGTAAAAGATCTGATTTGCCCCTCCAGCAGAGCTTCGCAATTGTAGGACTGGACCCGTGTAAGATGTGAGCAGGCGCTTGCACGAGAACAGACCGTTGGTTGTCGCCAAGGCCGCAGCCGACATCCCATCTAGGGGAAATGAAATTGGCGGAGGGAGAAGGGCGAGAGGGGCGGGGTAGCCGAAGAGTCGCCACTCGCAAAATGCAACAAATCCTGTAGTGGATGAAGAATTCATCATAACAATACGGTAATAGGAGAATGCAGATGGGTTACTTACTGCAGATACTGAAAAGTATATGACTGCATTTTGTGTCCAAGCAATTCCGGATTGAATATCTACCTGGTACCATGTAATTCCATCATTGGATCCCGCAATGTACCAAGCCGCCGGTGATTGTGTGTAGGACGCGTCGTTGCGTGCCTGAATTGAATAACTCGTTAACACTATCGCAGTCGGCAGTTTTATTTGTAGCCAATCTCCTAATACTGTCGTTCCACTTACTGTCGTGGACAGTGCACCAGTATAATTATAAGGAACCGATGTATTGTAGCTTCCACTATTAGCCCAAACAGTAGAATTAGATTTATCAAATGGATTGTATGCTAGAAGCCCTGTGTATGCCGACCCCGCAGAAACCAGGTACATGCCGTTTCCGTACACTGCTGCAGATTGAATACATTCATACACTGGAAGTGCAGTTGCGGTACCACTAATCAATATGCCACTTAGGGCGGCAGGGGGATATTCCTGAATGGGGTAGGCGCTGGACAGTCGCCATTCCGCCAACTCAGTTCCACCATTCGCGCCAGTACTCACGTAGCTCCCTCCAAGTGTGAGATATATGAGCCTATAATACAACCACGAAGTCTGGGAATTTACTGTAAATAATGGTGTTGTTTGTAAATCGTAAGCCCATGTGAAGCTACCGGTGGTGACTGTTGTGAACTTGGATCCATCCATGGATCCCGCAATAATCCACGACGCTGGACACTTGCCAACATAATTCATTGCTGACAAGTAATAACCAGTGAGCGGTATCGGTACCGACAGTTGAATTTGTATCCAGTCACGATATACGGTTCCACCATCAAGCGTTGTTGGTGAATTTGTACCACCATTCCATGTGGTATTCACACTTGAAGGTAAGTTATAATTTGTAGCATTTGTTCCCCAACCATATGTAATCGATACAAGTTTATCAAATGCGTAATATGGATAACTCGTTAGATATGTTGAGCTGGCGCTGGCTGTGTAGCCGTTGCCGGGAGAGATACCGTAGGCGAGACCTGTGAAGGTCGTGGTTGCCGCCGTCATGGGCATCGGCGGGTATTCGTAGGCACCTCCGTTGGGGAACGGTGCCACCGGTGGCGTGAAATTCGTCGTATACCTGGCGTATCCGTTGGTAATGCGAACGTCATCAAGAAAACCATTGATTGTGGCTAAGTTTCCGCCTTGTGTTTGATTATAGCCCCCCACATATATTGCATCGGTACCCGATGTAAGTGCACTCGATGATGTTGTCGTTGCAACACTGGCACCATTCACATACATCGCAAACGCACTCCCATTTCTTACAATGGCCAAATGATACCAATTTCCTGTTGATATAGTTGTCGTTAAATTTACACTTGCAGTAAATTGAAAATTAATAACACCTCCAGAGTTTTGCCATAAAACCCAGTTACTTCCCGCTGTAAATGTTCCAGTCCATACATCATTTCCTAATATACCAGTGTTCGCAGAAGTCGTCAAATAAATCCACATTTCAATTGTAAAATTGTTAGATAACAGAGAATACACTATAGAGGTTGGAGTATATAACCAATTGTTTGCAACACCACTGAATGACAGAGAACCGTTTCCAAACTTATACGTTGTGGCAGATGTTGTTGGAGGCGTGCCTCCTGTGCGCATGGTTGTAGCGTAAGCGCTGCTATCGGTGAAATTACCATCGCCGTGAAGCAAGAGGACTGTGTACCCAAACAGCGGATCATAATTTGCGGTGGTACCCGCGGAGGCATTTATGGTTGGAATGGTGAGAGCCTGGGTGATTGGGGACGACAAGGTAGGGGGTGTGAATGCCGCCGTGTATCGGGCGACTCCCATTGTGATCCGGAAGTCATCTATGTAGCCATTGAAAGTATTCGGCGAGGCGGTGTTATATCCGCTGCCACCTACATTGATATATCCTGCCCCGCCATTTCCTGCATCAAGAGCAGTGTTCGACGAAGAAATGTAGCTCCCGTCTACGGCTCCGTTGAGATACCCCGTAAAAACTGCTCCATTCCGCACGAGGGCGTAGTGATTCCACGAGCCGGTCGTGAAAGTGTTAGTTGGGGTCCATGCTACTCCAGCGTTGCTGCTGCCAACAACGGCGAGAGAATAGAAAGATACCTTCGCGACTCCGGCGGCGCTGTATAAGTTCCACCCCCAGGTTGGTACCGTGGCCGCGTTGGGCGTGTAATTTCCCACGAAAGTATTCTGCGAGCTAGTTCCAGTCGCATTGAACCAGAACTCAGTCGTAAAATTTTGCGTCCCAAAGGACAACGCTGGTGACAACTGGGTAGATATATACCCCGACATTACATAATGACTTGATTATTTTTTGCGACATACTAACGGTACAAATTAGTATTATTATGGAACAAACTTCAGGCTCCCGGGACCATATTTGGTGACCGTGGAAGATGTCGTTGGAATATTAGAAGAAGATACACCGTATATGGTCAGGGGGACACCGTACTGGCTGCTGTCTGTGATGTTGCCATTGCCTTGTAGGGATAGTACCACGTTTCCGAAGTAGGGGTCTACTGTCGTCGCAGTGGTCGTCACGGGACCGGCTGCTAATGCGTAGCCAATAGCCGTTGACGCTGCAGCATTTGCCGGCACCGTTGTGGTCGGACTCGGACCCGAGTTAGGATACGGGGCGAGAGGCACACTGAAGCTGGGCTGCGTGTACCGAGCGACACCCACCGTGATTCGCAGATCGTCAACGTACCCTGCAATGCAATACGCGGAAGCGCCGTTTGCGTATCCACCGATGGTAAAGAAATCAGTTCCGGCGATAGTGGCAGAAGTCGTTATGCTCGCAGTTGCACCGGTAGTAATTGTATTTGCCTGCTGGACTCCATCAACATACATATAGAATGTCGCGCTGTTTCGCACGAAGGCCAAATGATGCCATACACCTACTGTGATAGCAGTTGTTGCGGCCGTACTTGTACCCGCCCCAATATACGTCAGTGTGGTTCCGTTCACATAGATTTCAACGTTTGCAGTGCTGTTCGCGATGAGTACGCAGTTATTGGCAGACGAGGATGCAATGTACACCCAGAATTCAATAGTAAAATTACTGGGTCCTAGGTAATAGGCCGATGAAGTGGGAGTATATACATATGTTGATGTATTCGCAGAAGTCGCCCAATAAATTGATCCTGATCCGAATCTGGCATTGGCAGTTGAAATTGTGGGGGCACTGGCCGCAGATACTATGGTCGCCGCGTATGAGCTTGAATCTGCGAACGTGCCGTCAGCGTGAAGGAGAAGGACGACGTTGCCGAAGTAGGGGTCAATGGCGGCCGCGGAAGCGACATTTGCGGTCGGGACGGTGGGCGGCACGAAATTCGTCAGGTACCGCGCAGTTCCATTCGTTACACGAAGATCATCTATGTACCCATTGAATTTTGTCGCAATGCCGGCTGCGCTCCCGGAGGCGGAGGCACCAGACCCGCCTATGACCAGCGGGGACATTCCGCCATTGTCTGTATTAAATGGCGTCACGCCAGCTCCGGATGTGGTGAAGTAATTCGCACTAACTGTCATGATTCCGTTGACGGCCGCGTACAAGTTATTACCATACCGACAAAAAGCGTAATGCGTCCAGGTGGACGGGCTTATGGTGCCGGCGGCGACCCAGGTCTGATTTTGGTTGTGCATGAACCCAATGGTATTCGCGGTTGTAGTTATACCAATAGTCCAGTTCCCAGTGGTCCACGCGGATGTCGTCCAGTTGGCCAGGAGTACGGCAGTGCTAGACTGAGTCGCCGTACCGCTGAGCGCCCAGAACTCAATCGTCCAGTTATTCCCCGCGAATGCGAGTCCGGGGCTGGGGGGAATCACCGTGTACGAAGAACCGTTGTAATTTAGGGACCCGGATCCGTATTTAAACTGGTACGAAGACGGGATGAGGGCGGTGGTCGTTCCGTAGGTCTTGGGGAGATTTCCATAAATGCTGGAATCTATGAAAGCTCCGCCGTCAGCGTGAAGAAGCAATGACACCTGAGGGTAATAAGGATCGTAAGCGAAGTAATTCACGATGACGAACCCCTGACCCGGATTGTATCCGGAGCTGTATCCGGCGACACCCGTATACAGCGTTGCTGCGTAGGCACCCGCCGCGTTGTTGATATCATAGGACCCACCACCGCCGCCTTGTCCCTGGCCGCCTGTAGCAAGACCTCCGCCACCGGAATATCCACCGCCGCCGAAACCACCACTTCCAAATGCAGCTTGTGCATTTACTGTTCCACCAAATCCTCCTAATATAAATGCAGTTGCACCGTTTAAATTTGCTCGTGTATCAGTTATACCCGTATTTGTGTAATAACCGATACCACCATCATTTCCACCAGTACCAGCTCCGCCTGCGCTTCCGTTAGCGCCAGCAGTTCCACCAGCGTACCCGGCGGATCCTGATGTTGTTAGTTGACCGGCACCAAGTGGTCCATATCCAGTTCCATATACTGTACCAACTCCATATGCACCACCGGCACCTCCTGCCACAAGTATGGGAATATTATTTGCGAACGCAATGAAGGTACCGCCACCACCCATTGCATATGGTGACGAGTTCGTTTGACCAAGTTGGCCAACGAGGATCTTAATGACTTGTCCCGCTGTCAACAGCACAGTTGTGCTGACTATAACACCACCCAGCGATGTAGGAGTAGTATAACCTCCTGTAACAGAGCCGCCACCTCCGCCAGCCGCAATGAATTGATAATATCCCGTTTGAGGAACAGTCCAATATTGGATTCCGCCGATGAGTCCGAGAGCGTATGAAGTACCGTACCCTGGAGTAGCTGCACCGTAGGTAATTGTACTGGGTCCGTATGGGCCTGTCGCACCCATGTTCGTGAATGTGAATGGGAACTTCATCGAGTACAGTCCGGTGGCTGCCGTCGCCAGTGTCGTGATTCCGAGACCGACGTTGACCGTTCCCACGGAGGTTGTCGGAGCGGGAATGCCATAATAGACTATTTCGGCAATGGATACGTTGGAAACTGCACTACTGTTGATCGCAACGACGACAATGGCGTAATACGCAAAACTTTCTCCATTGGTAAGAGTCACGTTGTACATCTTTGTCTGACTCGTCGTAGTCCATGTTTGTCCTGTCTGATAATCCACGGTGAACCACGTCGCTCCATCTTGGCTCCCTAGGATGTACCAAGTTGTCGGGGATGTCGTACTGGATGAAGGTGAGTTGGTGATGGTGTAGCTTGTTAGTGTAATAGCTGAAGGCAGTCCGAGTGAGACCCATTCGCCGGGAATGTTGTTCAAGCTCGCCGATCCGGTATACACTCCGGAGGCGTTGTATAGAGTTCCCGAGGACTGAAACGTCCCGGCCGCGGTGGTATTCAATTTATCAAACATCTTGTAACCGTAATAGTAATAGGTTCCGTCGTAATTCACCGAGGAGCTGGCCACGGTATATGTTCCGTTTCCGTAGGGTTGACCTGCGATATACGAACTCGCGGTTGCCGTGCCGTTGGCGCCGATACCCGTAGATACATTGGTCGCAATAGAGGCCGGAGGGTAGGGCTGACCACACGTCTGGGCTTCCACAATGAGCCGATCCGATGTAGACAAATTTGAATAGAATATGGAAACGAAGTAAAGTTGCCCATTGAGGTACCCTGCAGTAGTCGGACCATTACCTATGTAATTTGCAGCAGTTGAAGACGTGCTTCTTACACTACTCGGCGTTTGCGTTTTATTCAAAGCCCCATTTACGAAAAAGTTTTCACTGTTTGTCCCTGCCCCGGTTGTATATGTACCTGTTATAACATTACCGGGTACTATAGTAACAGTAGCTGAAAGAACATCGCCGGTACCCGAAGTCGTATACCATACAACTGAATATGTAGTAGCACTCGTCTTTTGTAAACCCAAGCTTGTCTCATTGCCTGTTGAATTTACGCCAAATAATTGTCCTCCATTAGTTGATGCTATGTTATTGATGTTAATTGTACCATGTTTTGCAGACAAGGTGTATGAACTATCACCAATTGGTAAAGTACCGTTGGGCATTGTCATATAGGAATTTAACTGAATGCCGAAATCCAACAATTTGGATGCGGGATTATATACCGGCTGGGATGTGGTCGTGGACTGGGTGGCGTTGTTGCCGGAGCCGGATTGGTCGTACCATGTGGTGACATACGCGACAGCGGTACCGATCCAGGACGCGAAGCTTTGGCCGTTGATCGTCATGAGATTTCCGTAGGCATCCGAGTAGAAATCGCTGGTGACGTTGTCGGTAGACCGACGGATATTCATGACGGGCCCTGGGTAAGACGACAACAGACGCTGACAGGCGTAGAGACCAGATGCAGACTGGATACCCGCAGGAGACATCGCATCTAGGGGGCAAGGCACCGTAGCTCCTGTAGAGACCATAAACCGCACGATGACAATACCCGATCCACCGGCACCACCAGTATATTGAGTATATCCACCGGCACCGGTAATACCTCCGCCACCGCCACCAGTATTAGGAGTTCCAGGATTACCTGGTGCATTTGTGCCAAGACCTCCTGAACCACCTCCTCCAAGTCCCCCTGGACCTCCTGATGTTCCTCCTACAGGATAACCACCGCCACCACCACCTCCAGCATAATAAGTCAGTGTACCAGTAATGGAATTTGCGACACCAATACCTCCTGCACCGCCTGTACCTCCACTCGCAGTGCTACCAGTAGCACCTGCACCACCAGCACCTCCTCCTCCTCCTCCCGAGTATCCGTTTGCGCCGCTTCCACTTCCTCCTCCATAACCCTGACCGGCTGTTCCTGTTCCACCTGCATATCCAGGAGCACTTCCTGGACTTCCACCACCACCACCTGACCCACCGGACCCTGCATTATTTGCTGCTGGACTTCCACCACCACCGCCACCAATCGCTGCAGGAAACGTTCCAAATTGGGAGTTACCTCCGTTCGAACCAGGATAATAACTTGATCCTACTCCACCAGGAGCCCCGCCTGCACCCACAGTAACAGAATAAGAACCTGGTACGAGAAGTTGCGAAGGATAATACAAGTATCCACCTGCTCCTCCACCAGCACCCGTAGATTGCCCTCCTGCACCGCCACCACCCCCTGCGACGACAAGAATATCTGCGACCAGAGGGGTCGTCCCGGTAACCGTGAATGTGCTTGTCCCAACGGTCGTGAAGGAATACACACGGTACTCCGTCGCTCCCGTGGTGTATGTCGTCACGATCGCGGACATAACCAACCTCACTATTTATGATGTATAAAAAAGAACGTGTTGAGTGAGCGGGATTAAGAATAAGGGATGTACAAGGTTTAAGAGTACAGTGATTGTACGTGTAAGCGTAAATAGTGAACGATGGGTTATATATATTGTGCAACTTCAGATATCTTAAAGGATGATCATTACAAAATTGGTATGACTTTATGTAAAGAAGAAGCGAGCTTGGTAAGCTATTTGACAAAACGGTATGGTACTCCGTATGGTTGTTGCGTAAAATTGGTCACATATAAACAAGTTGGGAATCCAAGGGTCGCAGAAAAGTATATTCATTCATACTTAAAGACCCACTGCAAAGGAGGAGAAATATTTAATTGTTCAATTGACATTATTCAACAGGGTATGGATACGATTCCAGAAACGGAACAAATAGCACCAAAACAAAAGCGAGATAAATTTCTAGACACTGTACAAAAGCATACTAGCGTACCCCAAGAATTCATAAAAGACTTCTTTCCTACATACAATGCTATTACACCAATACATACAGAATTTGCAATCAAATTGGAAGCCGTAGTTAAATGGCTGGATGTGAACAAACGGTCATTAGTTAGTACCTTAAAGTGTTCCTATAAACAAAATATTGATTTTACTGTGGAAAAGAAAATAGATGTGATTAAACGCGACAACCGACATAATAATTATAAACAATACTTATTGTCCTTTAACTGCTTTAAACGTCTTGTTATGTTGTCACATTCAAAAAATGCAGATACTATACGAACTTATTTGATTGAAATTGAATCAATAATTCCGAATCTGATCTGATACTGGAAGTCGTCAATAAATCGTACTTATAAGAAATTAAAAACGCAGGGGGATAGCCCCTCGCGTTTTGTATGGAGGGGTCATATACCATATGCATTATTGTTGTTATTTTTGGCCGCTAGGTAATTCTGATATACCTGTGCCGAGGATAACACGGTGCTGTAAAACCGGAGTAAGGCAAAATTACCACCTAATCCACCACCACCTGTATCGCCAATAACTAGAGTACGGCTAGCATTAGATAATTGAGTAGTGAAACCACGAGAAGTTGTAGTCACAAGGGCGCCATTGTTATAAAACTGGACGTTATAATAAGAACCGGAAAGTGTTGGTGCAACGGTTATAGTATAATGCGTGTACACACCTCCAGCCAGAATTCCTACATCATCCAGGATTGAATTTGGACCACTATCCGAATAAATTTTAATATTATTTGCGGGTGATACATAAGTTCCACCTTGTATCATATAACAAGAGCTGTTAAATGCTGTGCCGTATCTGAACGGTGTATATGAAGTTGAAATATTAGTTGGAGCAAAGAGTAGTTCTATAGTAAACCCATTGGCTGTCAAGTTTGCTGTAAATGCTGACGATGTTGCACTTATAGTTGAACCTAATGCTAAATTTGCTGGCACGGATTTAAATGTTGGTGCAGAACTTAGAGTAAGTGTATAGCCGTTACCAGATAAATCATTTAATGCTGTGCCAGATCCTGAATAACTTGACGTATTACTTATATCATAGTACGCAATAAGACTTTGAGTGACATAATTGTTGGCGACGGTAAGGGAAACTGGGGGGGCTGGGGTGAGGGGACCTAGGTAGTTCACTATGGCAAATCCCTGGCCGTTGTTGTAGCCCGTCGAAAACCCGCTGACTCCCGTGTACAGGGTAGCGGCGTTCGCACCAGTAACGTTGTTGATGTCAAAGGATCCACCTCCGCCGCATGCGCCACTTCCTCCTGCATTTGTACCTCCGCCTCCAGAATACCCGCCACCACCGCCACCTCCAGGTGCACCACCGCCTCCAAATGTAGTATTTGCAACGTTGTTTGTTGTGTTCTGACCTCCGTTGATAAATGCAATACCTCCAGGGTTAGGTGTCGTAGACCAGATATTCGTAGTTACGCCACCTCCTGAATTAGTGTAGAACCCTGCCCCTGGATCGTCAATCCGATATTGTGTCAAATAATATGACATTCCTCCATTGCCGTTAATTCCTCCTGTGCCACCTCCCGCTCCTCCTGATCCATATGTTGTGAGTTGACCGTTATTACCGGATGTATTTCCACCGGTACTGTATGCGCCACCTGCGCCTCCTGCGACAAGTAAAGGAACTGCGTTGTAAAGAGTTGATGCTGTAGTCGCAATAAAAGTCCCGCCGCCTCCTCCTGTGCCGTTTCCATTATAGTTACCTAGCTGACCAACAAGAATCAGAACAAGTTGCCCTTTGGTGAGAGCTACTACGTTTGATACAATAACTCCTTGACCACCAATTGAACTATTAGTATTACTTGGATAAGCAGCGCCGCCGGCCGCGATCAGTCTGTAATACCCTGTCGTGGGGACGGTCCAGTATTGGATGCCCGAGTTCAGGGTGAGGGCATAGGGAGTTCCATATCCTGGGGTAGCGTAACCGTAAGTGATCGCCGTTGGACCCAGGTAGCCAGTGGCACCCATATTCGTGAATGTGAAGGGAAACGTCATTGTGTACAGGCTTGTCGTCCCCGCTACTTGGATAACACCTCCAGTGGTAGTCCCAGCCAGAGTACCCGTGTAATTCGTGATGGCTGTAGAGGTTGCAGTCAGTGATCCTGCAGGAAGTGGGGTTCCCGTTGTGGTATTTGTTGTGGACGCGTTGGCAATCGCGGCGGGGAACACAACTGGACTCGCGACGGGAATCTGAGGTGCCGTTCCCGTGACAAACCGCACGATGACAATGCCACTGCCACCGGCACCGCCACTCGTGGTACCACTGCTTCCAGCAGCACCTCCACCTCCTCCACCAGTATTAACAGTTGCCGCAACGCCACTTGCGCCGCCTCCACCTAAACCACCATTTGCGGATGAATTAGTAGCGCTGAAGTAACCACCTGCACCACCTCCTGCGTAATATACCAATGCGCCAGTAATGGAATTCGCGAGACCAACACCCCCAGTACCTGCTATTGAAGCTGTACCAGAGCCACCAGCACCACCCGCACCACCACCACCACCTGCACCATATACTCCAGAATAGCCGGTACCTGTGGCTCCTGCATAGCCTTGGCCCGCTGTACCAGTTCCAGCTGTTGTACCACCACCGCTAGCAGCAACCCCTCCGCCTCCCGATCCACCCGCGTGAGCAACATTTGAACTTGAGGTAGCATTTCCTGTGCCACCACCCCCACCTATTGATGCAGTCAAAGTTCCGAACTGTGAATTGCCTCCGTTACCACCATCCTCTGTAATAGCACTGTTAGCACCTTGTCCTCCTGTCCCACCAGCACCCACAATCACCGTATACGATCCTGTTGGGAGAGTTGTCGTAGGAAAATATTGGTATCCGCCTGCACCTCCACCTCCGCCGTTAGCGCCGCCGCCTCCGCCGCCGCCGGCCACGACGAGAATGTCGCAGGTGAGAGGCGCCCCGGAGACCACGAAGGTACTCGCCCCCACGGTCGTGAAGGAATATACGGAATACGTCGTGCCACCCGATGTGTACGACGTAATCGTAGGTGTCCCCGCCGACATATATCTTATCACTACCAATGATATATAAAAAAGAATGCATGTAAGGAGCGGAGCCGGATTTGTTTTTATTGCGCCTCCAAGATGGCTCTGTCAGAATTAGACAATGCAGATGTAAAGAGGGACACATAGTACAGCTGTCCAACGAAATATTCATTCAATGAAATATGTGGCGATTGACCAATATACGAATACGTACTTGCTACTCCGCCCCAATTGGATCTCGCCAAAGACCCAGGACTGGATCCGTTCACATAAAATGTTGTGGTTCCACCTTGAGCACCTGCTGTAGTTGTTGTACAGTTAAATACAAAGCTAATTACATTACCTGCTGCCGCTGATGTGGCTGTAGCGTAATCATTATTAAACCATGGATTATAATATACATTTGCATATACACCTACCCAATTTGCGAAGCTCGTATTTTGGCTGCCACCACCAAACATTCCTGCAGAAGTACTAAATGTGCCGTGTTTGGTTGTCATAGTGTAGCTATTTGTCAAAGGAACCGTGTTAGGTTGCATTGTCAAATACGAGTGACTTTGTATGCTGAAATCCACTAACTTGGAAGTGGCGTTGTATACTGGTTGATTTGCGTTGGTGCTTTGGGTGGCATGGTTGCACTTGCCGGATTGGTCGTACCAGATGTAGACGTAGGCCGTGTTTGCGCCCACCCAGGTTGCGAAGGTCGTGCCGGTTCCACCCGGACCCGTCCACAGATTTCCGTACAGGTCCGCATAGAAATCTGTGCCTGGATTGGTGGACGATGTACTCAGCCGCAGATTCATCACGGGACCGGTGTATGCTGTCAACAGACGCTTGCACGAGTACAGACCGTTGGCCGTCGCCAACCCCGCCGTGGAAATCCCGTCCAGGGCATACACGATAGACGTGGGGGACAGATATTGATATTCCAGTAAAAGACGATCAGTACTAGACAGCACAGAGGAAAATACTGAAACTGATGATAAGGAACTTCCACAATAGTAGCCTCGTGAATCGTAACCAATGTAATTTCCAGTTGTTGCTTGTGCATGAGAGCTGCTTGCAGTAGTATTTTGTAAAATGCTGTTTACATATGTATATCTGTTAGATTGATCGTATGTGAATGAGTATGTTTGATTTGTAGTTGTTGTTGTTGAAATTGATAAATCGCTTCCATACCATGAATGGACAACAGCCGTAGCATTCTGGAACAACTCGATATTTTGAGTAGATGCGTATGAACCACCAGTGAGGAATATGGAATAAGACGACACGAGTGCAACTGACAAGGCCTTTATACTATATGTGTAAGGGCTGTTTCCACTGGGTAAAGCTCCATCCGGAATTTGTAAATACGTAGAATTAAAACTTACTGCTCGCGTTGTAGCATTTAGTGACGGCTGCGACGCGGCCGTGGATTGGGTCGCATGTTTTGCCTTGCCAGATTGGTCGTACCAGGTGGCTACGTAAGCAGTACCCGTGCCGATCCATGTGTTGAAGATGGTACCGGTGCCGCCCGCCCCCGTCCACAGGACTCCGTTGAGGTCGGCGTAGAAGTCGCTTGTGACGTTATCGGTGCTGCGACGCAGATTCAGCACTGGACCAGTGTACGAGGTCAAGAGGCGCACGCATGAATATAGACCGGCGACGGTGGAGATCGCGGCGGAAGACAATCCGTCCAACATGTACCCTGCCGTAGTGGACACGGTGGCCGCAGGAGGCGCAATGGGTGCCGCCGTGATCGCCGCATTCGGGAACGGCGCCGTCGGTACTGCAAAGTTCCCTGTGTACCGCGCCACACCAATGGTCACGCGAACTTCGTCAATGTATCCATTAAAGTTGGCAGCTGCATTTGTGTAACTGAATCCAGAGCCTCCTACATTGAAATATTGACTCCCTCCCGTGTCAAGATTATTGGCACTTGTATAAGATCCATCTAGAACACCATTCAGATAACCGGAATACACGTTACCAGACCGCACAAGTGCATAGTGATTCCACACGCTATTTAAATATGTGTTTACTCCCGTCCAAGCGGTTCCTCCATTCGTCGCACCCATCACATTGTAAGTATAAAATAGCAGTTTATTCGTTGCGGCATTATTTTGTATATACCATTGACTTGCGAAGTTCGCAGCACTATTTGGTGGATAGTTTCCAATAAACTGATGTTGGGATGCATAGTCGTTAGAATAAAACCAGAACTCAATTGTGAAATTATTGCTTCCGAATGCATACACAGATGATGATGGAGTTGAAAGAAATGCGGCACCATTGAAATTCAATGAGGCACTTCCGAATTTGTAAATTGTGAACGACGGGGAAACTGTACCGCTAGCTGTTAGGGTCGCATTGTTCAGGCTGCTGTCGGTGATCGCGCTGCTGTCGCCGTGGAGGAGTAGAGCAACATTGCCGAAGTAGGGGTCCACCGTGGTCCCGGTTGTGATGCTGCCGTAGTTGGAGAATGGAGCCGCCGGTACCGGGAAGGAGCTGGTGTACCGCGCAATGCCGTTCGTAACGCGGATTTCTTGCATATATCCGTACAGGCAATTGTTATTTCCACTTGCGACAGAATAACCACTGCCTCCCACGCTCAGAGTGTTTGCTGTTCCCGAGTCAAATGATATAGAATTAGTGTACGTCCCATCTACTTGTCCATTCAAATAACCTGTGAATACAGTGCCACTTCGCACTAATGCATAATGATTCCATGTGTTTACTATCAATGTATTTGTACCAGTCCACGTTGCATTACCAGTGTACCAACCAAGAAACTGAATTTTTCCAGGAGAGATAATATTTAGCAACCATTCATTTGTATTGATTACCCCAGACGTGAAATTACCCAATATTTGCATTCCACTTGACGGTGTAACTGTTGTAGGGTAGAACCAAAATTCTATAGTGAAATTGTTTGTTCCGAATGTGAATGCTGAACTTGATGGAGTTGTGAGAATTGAAGTACCGTTGTAGCTTAAACTTGCACTGCCAAACTTTATGATCGACGATGACGTTGTAACACCAGTAGAACTTGTTGTGTTTGTCATACTCACATTATAAGAACTACTGTCTGTGAAATTTGAGCCGTGAAGTAGAAGCGTGACGTAATTGAAATACGGGTCAAAATTCGCGGGGGTTATTGCAGGGCTTATGGGGATGATGGCGCTGGAGAAGGGACCCGCAGGAGTGAAGGCCGCAGTGTAGCGTGCCACGCCCGTGGTGATGCGGACTTCGTCTATGTAGCCTGCAAAATAAGCACTGTAACCGTCGGAGCCAATAGATATTGTTTGAAATCCGCTATTATCTATGTTAGTACTTATACTTGTCGCTTGTTTATCTACAGCTCCGTTTATGTACTGAGTAAATGTAGTCCCGTTACGAACCAAAGCATAATGATACCAAGTATTCGCACTAATAGCTGTTGTTCCTGTGAGTAAAGGAGTGCTAACGTTGTAATTATTAATGTAAAATACTATATTGGCACCAGAATTATCACTTCCGATAACAAAGTTATTACTTCCCCAAGCAGCGGTCAAGTTACCCATAATTCTTTGTGTCGTAGTTGTGCCAGTTCGGTAAAACCAGAATTCAATCGTGAAGTTGTTGATTCCAAATGCGTAAATTGACGATAAAGGCGTAGAAATTAATGATGAGGTGCCGTTGAATGAAAACGCGCCAGTGCCAAATTTCGCAGTTGTAGTAATAGTTGGACTGCCAGACAGTGTCATGGGAGTGTTGTATATACTGCTATCGTTGAAGTTACCGTCCGCGTGCAGCAGGAGGACTTCATTGGCGTAATAGGGGTCCGGCGAGTTTACCACGTTGGAGAAGGGGGCTGACGGTGGAGTGAAATTTGCCGTGTATCGCGCAATCCCGTTTGTAATGCGAATCTCTTGCATGTATCCGTCTAGAGTCTGCGTGCCTGCAGTACCTGGTGCATATGAGTTTCCAATATTGATACCATCAGATGTTATTGGAGCTGCTGCTGTACCACCAATACCTAAATAAAAGGTTGACGATTGAGTGGCTGATGCTTCAACTACTCCGTTTAAGTAAATTGAAACATTTAGTCCATTTCGCACAACAGCTACATGATACCATTGTCCGGCTACGAGTGAGGTTACTCCTGTAGTACCGGTGAATGCATTATCACAAAACAGCTTATTACCTAAGCTGGCATTAATACTTATACGCCAAAAACCTGTACCGTTGTAAGCTGCCCCACCGTTTCCGATTAGACCATAGACATTTCCCGCTGGCGATGCAGGAAATGAGGTCGCATAGAACCAAAATTCAAGTGTGAAGTTATTTAGGCCAATCACATATTGTGAAGCAGTCGGCGTGCGGAAATAACTTCCGGAAGCGTTTGCCAATGCATACGATGACGATGATACTTTTCCTTGTGTAACATAATTTGGAGATCCATATATTGTCCAGCCAGAGTTGACAGCGTACAGGCTTGAATCAACGATGTTTGTACTCGTTAAAGTATAAGCTGTTGAACTACCACCAATTTGCTGTCCATGAAGCAGAAGTACGACATACGAGAAATATGGATCTGTAGATGGTATCGCAGGGGCGGCTCCGCTATTCTGTTGGTATGACAGCTGGTTAGGGAAGGCCGCCGTCGGGACCGTGGCGGTGAAGGGGGCGATGTAGCGGGCTACGCCGACGGTAAGGCGGATCTCATCCAGGAATCCGTTGAACGAAGTCACACCGGTAACATTGTAGCCGCCGATGGTAATCGCATCTGATGTGAGGCTGGAGACTGCCGTCGTAGAAGTGAAGGTGCCTGCCTGAGCTCCGTCAGCGAACATGTAAAATGTGGATCCATTGCGCACCACGGCGATATGGTGCCAGGCTCCTGTGGTCACTGTCGCGGACATGGATGGCGTTGTAGCACTGGCAGACAAGAAGTTAATTACCCCACCCGTCGTTTGCGTAATAGCCCAATTGATATTATTGGGGAACGCCGCCGTCGGCACCTGGAAAGGAGCGGTGTATCGCGCCACACCGATTGTAACACGGACACTGTCGAGATACCCAATGAATGTTTCTGTCGCACCTGCTACATAACCATCACCACCTATGTTGATTGGTCGAGCTGTACTGTTATCCACGTTAAAGTTGAAAGTGCCAGTTACATCCTGTGCTCCATTGATGTACTGTGTGTATGTATTTCCATTTCTAACAAAAGCCCAATGATACCATGTATTTAATGACAGTCCGATTGTTCCAGTGGAGAATAGTGCAGAAGGACCACCTGCAGAATTTGCAAATCCAGATACGATCACGTTACCATTTTGTTGGATGCCAAACAACCAATCATTTAATGTGCTGCCCAATGTACAGTTACCAATAAATCGGATCTGGTTTGCAGATGTACCCCCTGTAAGATAAATCCAGGATTCAATAGTGAAATTGCTTGTTCCGAACGTGTACGCGCTTGACACTGGCGTGGTCAAAAATGCACTTCCCGGGAATGACAGTGCACCTGTACCGAATTTCGAGCTTGCGGTGGTTGTCACCGCACCTGTTACTGCGAGGGTTGTATTATTCAAACTGCTGTCTGTGAAATTGCCGTCTCCTTGAAGAAGTAGAGCAACATTATTGAAATACGGATCATATGTGCTATTTGTGGCAGGATAAAATACGCTGTTCATGGTATTCCCCATGATGCCTGCCGAGGTCGCGCTCGCGGTCAAATATATCCAGAACTCAAGGGTAAAGTTGTAGCTCTGGAGAGCGTAGGCGGATGATGACGGGGTCGTCAGCCAGTTGTTTGCGGTAGCATTGTATGCGAGTGAGGCCGAACCAAACTTATAGATCGTCGTTGAGATCGTCGGGATAGCGGATGTACTTGCCGGCGCGAGTACAGCGTTAATCGGGCTGGAATCGTTAAAATTGCCGTCGCAATGGAGGAGGAGATTGACATTCGCAAAATAGGGATCTGCTGCTGTGGCGCTTACCGTTGCTGCTGAAGCCGTTCCAGTTGACGAGAGATAATTCACGGTGATAAAGCCGCCCGCTGGATTGTATCCGGTGCCGAATCCAGTGAGACCCGTGTACAACGTCGCGGCGTTTCCGTAGGGACCATTAGCATCATACGAGCCGCCGCCATAGGCCGTGACGCTGGTACTCGTGCTTGGAGTTCCTGACGAATACCCACCGCCTCCACCACCAGCCGAGCCAACCGCCGCTGCAACAGCACCAAAGCCGCTCGTCATTCCAGAAATGACGCTCTGCGCCGCCACTCCTGCAGTGCCAGTCGTCGTGGAATTGTATGGGGCCAATATCGCATTGGTTCCTGCGATGGATCCTGATGCGCCTCCACCTCCTCCGGCCACAAGGAGAATGACGTTACCAGTGGTGGCCACATATGAGCCGCCGCCACCTCCACCAGCCACAGTTCCGAGTGGGACTCCGGCTTCGCCTGGAATAATTTTTAGGATTGTTCCAGCTGTCAGATAAAACGTATTGGCGACAATGACGCCTTTCCCACCAGTGTATGATGCAATCGCTCCACCAGCTCCACCTGCTGCAATGATTTGGTACGTCCCAGTAACGGGGACCGTCCAATACTGAATACCCCCTGCAAGGCTCAGTGCGTAAGCTGTGCCATATCCTGGGGTCGTTGTTCCATATGTAATAGTCAACGGCTCAGCTCCTCCCGTCCCACCCATGCTCGTGAAAGTGAACGGAAAAGACATCGTGTACAATCCGCCGACCGAGGTCGTGATGGTCGTGAGGGCTGTACTTGGAGTTCCTAAACCGCCACTATTCGGAAAGGCCGCCACCGGGATTGTAAAATTAGATGTATACCTCGCAACACCCATCGTAATGCGGATGTCATCTAGGTAACCGTTAAAGAATTCAGTTGATACTGATGTGCTACTTCCGGATGTTCCAATATACATCGATTGTGGTGAAATACTGCCTGCGTCCATACTTTTTGATGATGTATACGTATTTTGTAGAATACCGTTCAGGAAGAAGTAGAAAGTTGTACCATTTCGTACGATTGCTACATGATACCATGTACCTACAGACAATGTTGTTGCAGAAGCTACCGTTGCCGTCGTACCGGCAACAATATTATATGCAAAGAGTGAGAGTAAGTTATTTGTTCCACTTTGCCAACCAATGACCCAATTGTTGGTTGAATACACAGCCGCATTGAATGAGCAGTTTCCGAATATTCTTGCTTGGACATTATTTGAACCCGACGCAGGGTTAATCCAAAACTCAAAGGTGAAGTTGTTTGTACCAAACGTTAACGCAGGAGACGTTATTGCTACATTGTTTGTTCCTGCAGTTCCAGTTGAATAAAATGCACCAGTACCCATCTTGAACGTTGAAGAACTCGTGGACACTGTTCCAGAAGCGGTAACAGTTTGATTATAACTACTTGAATCTGTAAAATTTCCATCAAAATGCAGTAAAAGTGCGACATCACCATAATAAGGATCTGTCGTGGTCGCTGGGGCGCCCCACTTCGCTAGCAGATAATTGCGCAGATTGGTGACCTGGGCGGGAGTGAAGGCGCTTTGGAAATACTGAATCTCGCCGATGAAGCTGTTGCAGTAATCAGTGGTATCATCGGAACCGACGTAAATTGCTTTTGTACCTAACGCGATCGTTGATGTCACGGTTTGTGTCACGACAGTAGTGACTCCCGTGGATAACGGCGTAGCTTCCCAGTACAGATTACTTCCACCAGCCATCGTACCAATCCATAAAGTTGGCGTAGCTGTCCATGCAATTTCGCAATTTCCGTTGTTCGTGCTAGTATGCAGATTAATTTTTGCATTAGATACAGTATTATCTGCACGAACGGATATATCTGTATCGCGGGTGCCACTTGTCAAATGACCCCAAAATGTACCGTTCGCGACTGGTGTGGCGAGCGTGTTTGTCACCAAGGCAATCGTGATATTTGCAGAATTTTGAACGGCACTAGATGCCATGCGGGCGCTAGACAAGTAGATGCATGGGTACGCGTTCATGGAACCAGTGGGGACATAGACTGGAGTTCCTGTACTGGTTGTTACGCTGTTACCGTTGACGGAAGAATCACCCCATGTGGTCACGTTAGTTGAAGTACCAGAAGTTGTCGTTGTAAGGCTCGCCGTGTTCTGCGCGTCCAGCCACTGGAACTGGCCAGTCGGTGTGCTATAGGGCGTCGTGGTCGCCGTCGTGCCACCATTGAGGATCAGTTCGCCGATGGAGGCGAAACCGTTGTTGATACCCGTTGCCAGGATGACTATAATGTACGAACTGTAGGCCACCGATGTCGTTACGGTAAAGGTCTGGCTCTGACCCGCCGAAGTGAAGGCACTGGACTGCAAAGACAGGGCAGTCCATCCAACGCCATCGTTGGATCCTGCTAGAATCCACTGACTGGGACTCTGTGCGTAATATGTCGTCGCTGACGCGTCATTGCGTGCCTGGAGCGTGTACGATGTTAGTATCATGCGATTCGGAAGAGCGATGCTGAGCCATTCACCATAGAACGTGGCACCGTTGATGACTATCTGGTACACGGCCGTCGTACCTCCAATATACCCACCAGTGACCGTACTGTAGGATGCCGTCGCTGTGGCCCAAATATTCGTCTGCGTCTTGTCAAATGCGTAGTAGGGGTAATTGGAATTTGTTGAATTATATGACGATGCTGTCGCGGTATACACGCCGTTCCCATACGTTTGGTTGATAACGGTGGTATATGAAGGGGAAAAGTACGTTGCTACCAGTGTGCTGACGCTGGCCACCGTGGCTCCGATGGACACCGGCGGATATACCACGCTGGCAATGCCCAGATTGTACGCGGCGTTGAGCGAGTTGTAATTTTGGGTCACTTGGGCAGCAGTGAGAGCCACATTATACAGACGCGCCATGGCAATACGACCCGTAGGGCCACTTTGTAGTCCACCACTCACATAAAAACTTCCAAGAGCAAGTTGTGTGATTGACGCGGGTACGTTACTAGCGGTAACTGCGCCGGTAACTGCATATGCAGTACCATTCACATATACAGCAAATGTTGTACCGCTGTAGGTAATTACAATATGCAGCCATGTATTTGTGGTACAAGGTGAAGCAGTTGTATAACAACTATTAAAAGCTATAACCACTTGACCAGATTGATTAATAGAAATACCTAGACCGTATTGACCCGTTAAGTTACCTAAAGTCATAATATATGGATTGTAGCCTGACAAACTTGTCAAATACACCAAAATTTCCATAGTAAACGTCGTTAGGGACAACGCGGGGCTGATTGCCACTGTGTTCGCGGCATATTCCGTTGATGTCCATGTGATATATGGCGGGCTGGCAGTGTAAGACCCCAAGTTCGTGATCGTGAGATTGTACCCGCTGCTGGTGAGATCCGTCAGGGTCGTACCTGATCCAGAGTACGAAGTTGACGACGACATGTCCCAGTAAGCGATGAGACCACTTGTATAGTAGGTACCCGTGGATGAACTACCCCCGCTGCCGCCTCCACCTCCGCCTCCTCCACCTCCGCCACCTCCACCTCCGCCACCACCGCCTCCACCACCGGTAATGGATTTGAAGCTATATGGATTTATGAAGACGAATAATCCTCCTGACATACCCTATACAATCAAATAATAAATATTCGTCATTACAGACATCAGAAATGATCAAAGTAAAAAATACACGATTTTTTTAGGTTATGCTAACCGCTTAACTATTACGATATATCATATATGGTACCATATACAGACCAAATAACAATGCGGAAATGGAGACATGCGATGGTAGCGCAGCCAATACCATGGCAAGCAGCGACATTACTATCACCATTGACGAATCCCCAAGAATCGGCCACACCCCACTAGTTTTACCATATATCTTCATATAATCAATGATGCCGTTGCTGCCCTTCGGATACGGCACAACTATAGCGAAATAGTACGTGATATCGTGGAGTATTTGAATTGCTAAAATTGTTAATACGAATCGCAGCGGTGTGAACTTCCAACCGGACGCAGTAAATACATACCGAGCGATTGCAAAGCCTAGCAAAATCACAAGACAGTCCGCCACTACCGCGGCAAGTCCAAATCGCTTGTACCACTCTGCCAATATGGGTGAAATACGGGCATATAATGCAATAAAGAATATTTCTGCGAAAACCACAGCAGCCGTGATAGGCAACCAGTCCGAGTTAGCAGTGTACTTGCTGATATTTGCTAGCTCCATCACTACTCCCTAAAGAAGGTTATTAATTTTTGCAAGTTGCGAATCTCGGGACGGGGGCGAACATGTAGGGAAAAACTGATAATTACAAAATTTCTCTTCTACGTATTCTTGAATTTTACAGACTTTTTCAGACACAAATAAAAAACTCCCCCTCCCTTGAGGCTCCTCATGAGCAAATGAGCAAATAGTGTATAAAACTAGCAATATTTTACGAAGTATCCTTACCATAATAGTAAGACAGTACATGTAGATTATGACGTTGCCAAAGTTGCTCATTTGGCGTTAGTCGCAATACGATTGATAATTACGACTATGCTTACTACAAGTGATGTACGTTTTATTGAGTACCATTTACATCCAATGTTGTCTTTGGGGACACAATTTGTTGTCTTTGTGTGCACAAATTGTTGTCTTTTTGACATAAAATGTTGTCTTTTGTGAATATAATGGACGAACCATCGGAACCTTCCAAGTATAAATGCTCGTTATGCTCATACAATTCAACTAAGAAGTACAATCTTGATCGCCATGTTGGAAAATTACACACTGACCAGCCGCAGCAAATAGTAGCTTTTACAACTACTGTTACAGCTAAAAATCCGTCATCAGGTCTGGCTTGTGATGGCTGTACTAAAACGTTTGCAAGTACACGAACCCTCCGCAAACATAAACTGACGTGTAAAGGATTTATAGTGAATCCGCTACAATGTCAGCATTGCAATAAGGAATTCGCTCTTCGTTCATGTAAATCAAAACACCTTAAAATATGTCCAGTTGCCAAACAAAAATCTGAAAATAGTTCACCATGTACTGAAAACCAAACAAACATAACAAACAATACTACAAACATCACAAATAATATTAATAATATTACAGTAAATCTGATACAAGTGAATTGGGATTCTTCCGATCCTATTCCATTTGTTGCAGGCAGCCTAGACAATGTAGAGGCATTACGTGAGCTTTTTAGCAAAGACGATTTTTATGAGATGTATCACGACTTGTGTATGAAAACAATGTCACAACCAGAAAATAAAATTGTTAAAAAGACAAATATGTCACGGAATTATTCAATGATTTGGAAAGATAATGCTTGGAAAGTAATTTCTGACGATCTCGTGTATTTTCGGCTTGCGCGTGGAATATCCACGAATGCACTTGTTTTATCTGATAAACATAAACGTCGGGTACACATTCCAGATAAATATCTGGAAAGCCTTCAAACAATTCAAATAGACAGTGAACTTTCTCCAAATACTGCTTCAGAAGATGACGACACGTCGTATTCTAAAATAACAAAGAAATGCATCCAAACTGCGAAGAACGTTGTGTATGAGACTGGAATAGAAGCTTGTTAAATTCCAGATTTGCAATGGGGGTATAAGGCAATTCCAAGTCATGCATGTAAGTCTAAGCGTAATCGGAGATGTCGGCGCGACCCTGGATTGCGTTTGATACGGAGACGACGGGACTGCCGCCCCGAAAGTCACCCAATGCCGATAATTGGACAGAATGGGACAAATGCCGGCTCGTCCAGCTCGCATGGGAAATTCGTGGCGTGGGGGCTACGCCGGAGTCAATACGGAAATGTTATATAATCATACCAGATGGCTTTACGATCCCCGCGGAGGTCGTCAGGATCCACGGCATTGATACCGAGCGGGCGCTTGCCGAAGGCCGTCCCCTCGCAGAAGTTCTTGCCGAATTCGCTGAAGATATTGCGCAGTATGACGTGAAGACTGTGGTGGCCCATAACATGTCGTTTGACGATGGCGTGATCTTCGCCGAACTCTACCGCGCGGATTTAAAAAGTATACTCGGCCTGTGGACCGGCCTAAACAAAAAGTGTACCATGCTCATGGGCGCCCGCCTTCAATCCGGAGGAAAATGGCCCAAGCTAAATGTTCTATATGAAAAACTGTGCGGACCTCTTCCAGCAGACACCCGCCTGCATAACGCCGATATCGATACTCGCCTGTGCGCAGACATCTATGAAAAAATGCTTGCCGATTAACTCAATAACCATTTGTTTTTGTGTAATAAAGAATAAAACATATACTATATAAGAAGCTGTGATGGCAGCGAGCGTACGCCAGGTCTATCCGGAACATGGCGACCCGGAGTTCGCTCAGAAACTCATGAGTCTCAAGGAGTATCAGATGTTCAAGATTCCAGAGACACCGGTGATCAAGACGGAAAAGGATTTCGTGAAAATGACGGAAAAAGTATGCCAAAGTTTTGACAAACTCCACCAGCATTTCGTTGAACACTATCTGTCTATTCGCTCGCCTTACCGGAGTATCCTGCTGTACCATTCTTTGGGTGTGGGGAAAACCTGCTCGGCGATCACCGTTGCCGAAGCCATGCTTGCGGGGCATACGATGAGCGAGGGCCCTCGTATCCTGGTAATTTCGTCTTCCGCGCTGAAGAAGTCCTTCATTGAGGGAGTCCGTGGAGAATGTACTGACGGATACTATCAGAAACTCGCAGGAATTAAAGGTGACCAACGCGAATCGGATAAACGTCTACTGGCGTTGGTCAAGTCGCGGTACAAGTTTATTACTTATGAAGGTATCAAAGAGTACGCCAAAGAATGCAATGAATCGTTGAGCAATATGACTATCATTATTGACGAAGCGCATAATCTGCGTATGGAGGAGACCCAGACCACCCGCAAAGGTGATAATAAAAAAGTCGTGAAACAATCAACGTTGGTTCTTGAAAAACTTCTGCAAAAGAATGCGAATCGGGGCAATCGGCTCATTTTATTGTCGGCAACACCGATGTATGACAAATCCGATGAAATTCTATTGATTTTGAGTCTGCTTATGCAGAATGATGGAAGACGGGTGCCAGCCATTTCCGAGTTGTTCTCGGGCGCAAAACTGACGTCGGCTGCGACTGCATTTTTGGAGCAGGCTGCGCATGAATACATTAGTTTCATCAAATCTGATAATCCATTTATCTTTGCAAAGCGATTTAGTCCTGATGTGTCAGGTGTTCCTGTAATAAAAGATAAATGGACGCGACCCTTGAAAGATGGGATTGTAGGTACGCCGCCGGGGAATCTTCAGATAATCAACCCCACCAATTACCAAAGTGGGAATATTACTTACCCGCCTTCTACAAAGCAGATGTCAAGCGTTAAATCTGCCAAAGCCAAGTCACGCCGCGCCACCACCTCCACAAGCAAAGGCGACGGCGAACGCGATGACAATGACGATGATGATGACGTAGAGGTAGATATTGGAAAGGGAGACGAGGGCTTTTTGAAAATATTCAATGATTTGAATCCAACTTCACTAAGTTTAGCGTACAATCCAGGTTTTGAAGACGCGTTACTGCCTACCCCAAATAACCTAGGAAGAATTGCCGCAAAGATGCTCAAAATATGTGATCTTATACGCAATAGCAAGGGCATTGTACTCATATATTCGCGTTTCATATGGTACGGGGTTGTGCCTTTAGCTATCGCTTTGGAACACATGGGACTAACACGGTATGGTTCAACGAATATTCTGTCAGGAAAACGTACCCTGGTAGACCCAATGCCTGCTAGAACGAGTTATTGCATTCTAAACGGTGACAAGAGAATCATGGGGTCAACCACCATTGATTCATGCATCGCGACAATAAATTCGCCACAAAACGTCAACGGAGAACTCATTAAAGTAGTGTTGATCACGCAAGTGGCAGGAGAAGGACTGTCGTTGCGAAATGTACGTGAGGTACACATTCTGGAACCTTGGTTCCACATCAATCGGATGAATCAGGTCATTGGTCGGGCAATTCGTACATGTTCACATAATGCGTTGCCGCTCAGTAACCGGAACGTCACTGTGTTTCTGCATGCCATTGAAGATAAAAAGAGTGCAGATCTGGAAGTATATGAAAATATTCTCATACCAAAATTGACAAAGATACAGAAGATTGAAGATCTGATCAAGGTGAATGCGATGGATTGTGAGATTATGAAAAACATGAATGTGTATGAACGCTCTAAATTTCCGTTCACGACGATCATGGAGACATCCCGAGGCGTACGTGTTCCGACCCAATTTGGTAGCGAGGGTGTTGACCTGAACTATCAGTGTCAGTCTTCTGCCTCGGCTTCAACTTCAGCTTCAGCCTCTGCCGCGGCTTCGTCATCAGTAACTTTTGTTAAAGATACATTCCAACATTTGATACCTCTGGTTATTAAACGAACGGCAGCTTTAATAACTCGGCGTGACGTATATTGGATTTCCTTTGATGACATATATGACAGTATTGGGTTGGATAAAGTTGTAGTGGATGCTGCAATTCCTCATATGATATATCCTAATCGCGCAATGAAAGGGAAGCGGCTGTACTTGCACACTTTTAGTGTGCCGGGAAGCGTCCCGATACATGGTTTGGCGGTTATTCCGGAAGCAGACAAGGGCGCTGAAGCGAAGACCACGGCAGTGGTTCGGCTGCCGACACGCGAAATTGCAGAGGAAAAGACGCAGATTGAAGAACTGGTTGACCAAATCAAGATGGAAGACCCGGCAATAGCTACATTTATGATGTACTCGTTAATTGACGAGGCTCAATGGCCTGAATTTGCGACCTATATTGTAACGCGGTCTCATCCTTTGGCGCTCGCAAGTCGTAGTCACGGTGCATTTGTATTTGCGAACGAATTGAACCGTGGAAGCTCAGACAAAGCGATAGGATATGTAAATATATTTGATACCAGGGGTACTGGGTTTAATGTGTACATTGTTGAGGACGGAACATCTCGTCCAGCGACAAATAGCCAGAATGGCGTTATCATGGCCGCACGCAAGCAAACGTGGAAAATAGATGACATCCAGAAAAATCGCAAGGTAATGGGCTTATTTATTCCTGAGAAGAAGCGAGGGGTCACTATAGCAAGAAATAAGTTCAAGATTGTGTCTGCAGAGCAGACAGTCGGAAAGAAGAGTGGGCGCGAGTGTGTGAATTACGACTTGGAAACACTCGGCAAGTTCATGTCTGAACTTGATAAACAGATGGACAGTAAAGAAAAAGGACCTGTGTGCGTGACCATTGGATTTGAACTCATGCGTCGCAATCAGGTATGGACGTATCCTCAATGGAAACCTAAGTAGGCAGAGGCGGGGTGGGACGAGCCCGCCTGCCTTCCCTGCCCTTCCCCCCAAAGGGGATATAAAAAATGAATGCGTGGTGTGTATAGAGGCGTGTCCAAACAAATGTTCTTCCCCATAAAATTTAAAACGAGTGTGCAGTTGGCTCCGGTTGACCTCCGAGATGACTTTGATGCAGTTATCATGGCAAAGTTACGGCGTAATTTGGAGGGCATCTGCAGTCGCTATGGTTTCATCAAGGCCGGGAGTTTGGAGATACTGAAACGATCCGCAGGAAAACTTATGAAACAGCATTTCAATGGCTACATTCAGTTCATGGTTCTATGCAAGGGTGAAGTATGCAATCCGACCAAGGATAGTATTATCAAAGCTCGCGTCGTGAATAAGAACGCCCTCGGTATTCTGGCAGAAAGTTATATTGAGGGTAGCGATATTCCCGTGCTTGACATTATCGTACCCAAGAAAACAGCTGGCATTATATCTGAAATTGAGGTTGAGGATATATCCATTGGTGAAGATATATTCATTATGGTGATTGGAAAACGTTTTCAGCTCAATGACAAAAAGATCTCAATCATCGGACGAGTAGTTGGCGATCCTGGAAAAACCGAGGATCCGGCCGAAGATGAAGCGGAAGTTGGCGAAGAAGACGAGGGCTACGATGAAGCCGAAGGCGGAGGTGAAGCGGAAGACGCCGACGATGCGGAGGATGGTGAGGATGAAGACGATGCGGATGGGGACGCGGATGCGGAAGCGGACGGGGGTGAAGATGAGGAAGCCGAAGGTGGCGCTGACATTCCAGCCGATTACGACGACTTTGCAAACGACGTTAAAGGACTGAGCCTGCTAAGCGACGAAGAAGATGAGTTGGACGACTTGGATGCAGATGGAAGTGATGCAGACGATCCGGATGCTGATGGAGGTGGCGATGATGAATTTTCCGATGGTTAAGATTTAAAGGGAAAACGCTATATAATAATATTGGTAGAGCGACATGGATCCTGAAAGATATAAGCGCTTGGTGTCGGACATCCAAGTCCTCAGTCAAGTAGAGGTGGAAGAGATTTTCAAAATCATTCACGAATCAAAGTGTGATTATACGAGAAATAACAATGGTATTTTTGTAAATCTAGCATGGCTACATCATAGTACGATTGAACAAATTGAAAAATATGTGCGGTTCTGTAATGCATCAAAGAAGGAACTCACAAAGTATGAATCATTGTGTGACGTGCTAAATCACAAAATGCATGAATACAACGAACAGGCGTCGGGAAGCGTTGGCCAAGCGGCTAGCTCATTAACAAAGCAAACGGATGAGGAAAATGAAAAAATGAATACGTCTAAAATATCATCCAGCATGCGCTATTATCTTTTAAAAAAAAGGTATTCCAAACAACAGGGGGTATCCAATACGCAATTGAACTGTCTAGTAAAAGAAGACTACGGCCAAGATGAATCAGAATGTGAATCAGAGCGCGAGACAGACGAGACCGCCGATGAGTGACCACCCATCCAGGCGGCCTGCGACAATTGCTCCTACTCCTACTTCTACTCCCACTCCGAAGTCAGATTCGGAATTGTTTTCAATGCTGCCCGAGGGGGGCACATGGATTCCAGAGCAGTCGGAGCTACTAGGATCCCATATTCAGGGTCCCCGGCCCCGGCCAAAGTCTAGTTAGTTAGTTAAGAATCACATTCTGAATTTGTGACGGATCAATTGCGAGCTTGTCTTTTGTGTCTTTGTCTAGGGCTCGCCACTTCTCCGCGGCTTTGCTAAATCGTTCTCGGATATTCAGATGCGAATCTTTGTTTTTGTCAAGTACATGTTGAATAAACAGATTGTATGTGCTTAGAGGCCGCGAGCTCCCTGAGGCGGCGACCGGCAGAGGAGGTGGGGGTGGCGGAGGTGCTGGTAGTGGAGATGGCGGTATTGGTGTGGGTAGTGGTAGATCTTCTGATTTGGGGCTTGGGCTTGGGCTGGGGCTGGGATTGGGGTCGCCGAGTATTTTAAGAATGTTTTTAAAGTCATTCACTTTATAGCTTTCCATCTCACAACACTGCGCTACTCTATGCTCGCAAAAAGTGACGCGTATATAAAGAAATACATAACTATATTATAAAAGATGGAGGTGCAGAAGGACCTCTTTCATGCATTACTCCACGAGCATGCCGGGGTCGCGCGTGATGGCGTGAACGCTGGAGCAAAATGGAAATTTCTGTTTCAGAGTGGGCAAACCGAAGTCTCAGAAGACTCCCCGAAATCTCCGACCAGTGAAGCTGTATCTTCACCTCTGCCTCCACCTCCCATTATTCGTACTGAAAACGACTTCGGCTCTATATTGAATCACTTCCGGGGTCTTCGTGACTTCAAAGAGAAGCCGCTCGCCTTAGAAAATCTCGTGGTGACTCCAAAGGAAGGTCCTTCATCGTTATTTATCACGGGTGGTCCTACAGTAATCAGCAACTACTGTATGAATGAAAGCCTGAATATGCTTGACAAGCTAGGTCCAAATGCGAGCGCAAAATGGAAAAATACTCATATTGAGGTATCATCTAAACTTCCTGATGCGTTTCCGTGTCGGATTACCTCATGCGTGGTGAAGACATCTGACAGTATGCCTATGAGCAACGACCTTTGGTTAAATACGCCAAAGCACTATCGTATTGAGCGCGCATTTGAGTTTTCTTCAAAACAGTGTACATATAAACTCAAAATGGTTCGCGAGACGACTGACAGCGATAATCATCGTACAATGAAGGACGCGAGCCTTGGCGGCGCTCGTGTTACTTACGAAGTTGAGCTAGAATGGCACGATATTCCTGCAAACCTGGATGATGTCTTCATGAGTACGATAATTAGTCGTGTGATGCATATTTGTCAGATCGTTACCAATAGGGCTCTGCCAATTACTAAAGAAGAGTTTGCGGCTGTACGTCAAGCATACAAATCGTTGGTGGCTGGACATATTGAGCCTGCGAGAAGCCGCAATCGGCCGACTGGTCCCGGGGCATATCTGGCTGATGACATCACTATGATGGCGCCGAAGCCGGTTACACTGGAACAGCGCCATTTAGTTCCATCTTCACCGGACACCTACGGAGGTCTAAATATCTGGAAAAACTACTGTGTTACCGACAAGGCAGATGGCGAGCGCATATTGATGTATATTGACGACAAGGGAGACGCCTACTTCATAAACAACGACATTGATATACAGCGGGCCTCAATTTCATTTCCAAAAATACGTAATACTCTGCTAGATGGAGAATATGTATCCGGGAAAGATCGCACAGATGGAAACGGTCATGACTTATTTGCGGCTTTTGACATATATTTCTTAGACGGTGAACCCGTGTATAAACTTCCTCTGGCTACTCACAACGATGCACGTACCCGTTTCAAGCTCATGCAAAATGTATGCGATTCTAATTCCTGGAAGCAGGCTGTCCACGCGGCAGGTAGTGGTTCAAATACTGCTGGTCACGAACTGACTTACAAGAAACATTATTTCGCCGAGGGAGATGAAATGAAGGCAAAGTGCAAGGCCATCCTAGATCGTCAAACGGAACTGCCATACGAGATTGATGGATTGATCTTTACCCCCGCGGATCTAGGCGTATGCGGGTACTATCCTGGCAAAGAGGCGAAGTTCAGCGCTTACATGAAGTGGGACCGCGTCCTGAAATGGAAGCCCCCCGAGCAAAATACGATTGACTTCCTGATTAAAGAAATCCAACCACCTATTCGGGATCAGAGAACAAATAAGTTATATAGACGCTTTACGTTGTACACGGGCTACAGTATTACCCGGTCAAATCCCATCAATGTGAAAGACGGGCTGCGGTTGCTGTATGACTACAAGTATGCCAAGGAACAGAGGGCGCAATCTGATTACGTAGAAAAAGAATTCACACCGGTGTCTTATACTTTCAACAACATAGACCAAGTCCACATTGATCAAAATTCTGCGTTTGGCAAGGAACTACAGACCGGGATGATTGTGGAATTCAGTTACGATATGGAAGGAGAGACAAGCGGAGTACCTGCTCCGCAGCGTTGGCAGCCTCTCCGGATTCGCGAGGACAAGACGCGAACATATCAGCGGACAGGGAACGTCAGCAAGACGGCCAACGACTACGCAGTTGCGACTAGTATTTGGCGTACCATTCACACGCCAGTCAATGTTGAGATGCTTACCGGGGCAGAGGACATCCCTCCCGAGGCGAACCCTGCCGGCCTGGATGAGCGGATCTTGGGTACAGATGACGTGTACTACTCACGCGAAATTCCACGGCTACACAGACTTTCCCTACATATGCTCAACTTTCACAATAATGGTATCAAGAGTAAACTGTATCAATATGCGAAGAAGATCAATATTCGCGCCGATTCGCTCCTTGAGCTAGCATGTGGCATGGCAGGAGATATTCAACGCTGGCGTGACGTGCAATTTCGTTTCGTACTTGGGATTGATTTCGTCAAAGACAACATCTGCAAGGCTGGCGACGGCGCATATGCCCGGACCCTAAATCAAAGGAACGCGTTCAAAGTCAACGGCGTTGAAATTTTCCAGAGGATTGTATACACTATTGGCGATTGCTCTAAACCTATCCGTAGCGGAGAATGCACCGACGACAGTGAATCCAAGGAAGTTCTTTCCCTGTTATACGCTGATCGGCAACGTCGTATAGATCCAATCTACCGGAATATGAACCTCATGGGCATCGCTGCCAACAATTTCTCAACGGTGTCGTGCCAATTTGCAGTTCATTACTTCTTTCAAAGCGAGGAGAAGCTGAATGGATTTCTGAATAACGTCGTGACCAACCTCCGCAAAGATGGAGTATTCATAGCGACGTTCATGGACGGCATGGTAGTTGATGAATTACTGACAGAAAGGAACGGAAAAGCGGAGGGTAAGATGTTGAATGGTGCCGTGACTACTTGGGCGATTATCAAACGTTACAACACATTTGCAAAACAGATCGTAAACAGCCCGCCAGATGCACTTCCGACTGATATTTACGGAAAACAAGTTGACATCTATCTAGAAAATACGGGACGGCTCATTACAGAGTTCTTGGTACATATGCCGACGCTCATTTCCAAAATGAGGGCGCTCGGTATGGAGCTTGTAGAATCTCAACTATTTTCACACGACTTCTATGAAATCCTGAGACAGGGATCTGGCAAAGCGTACAATGATGTCAGGGAAATGGATAACGACGAAGTTCAAAAACAGTTTAGCTTCCTCAACCGCTGGGTAGTTTTTAAGAAGATCTAACACGCGCAAAAGTGATGTATCGGGCGCGGGCGTTCACCATACAGCGACTTATTTTTATTTATCTTGATCTTGATTCATCAATGCTACAATCTCATTGATTGCAGACGTCGTCAGAGTCAGCCCCACCGGTCCCTTTGGCACGATAAGCATAGCTGCCATAGCTGGCGAAGTTGATATTATCTATGTAAATACCCTACATATCATTTTTTGTCATTTTGTGATAATCACACAACATATTTCTCGTCCAGAACGAGCATTCCAAGTCTCATAAGGAGTTTCGCAAATGCATGCCTGCAAAGATAATTAAGAACATACGCGAGGTCGCGAAGCCTGAGCAACGCGAGGTCGCGAAGCCTGAGCAACGCGAGGTCGCGCCAAAGGCGCATGCCGAAGGCATCGCGAAGCCCGCCGAAGAAAGCCATACCTGATGTGGTCATCTTGCAAATAAATTTATATATATTGATAATTGTTCAAGGGTCCAACCCATCTTAGCTGTGGTACGAATTACCACAAACAATAAAAAGAACTTCATTTTCAATGTACAAAAGTACATATTGATACATTTGTTTATACACCCTCAGTTACATGTTTGATACATAATACTACTCGTAAGGTTGTGTTCGGATTCTAATGCTTCAGCTTGTTGTTCAGGAGGCGGATGCACTCCATGTATTCAAACGGCATCGGATAGGTGTCCGGATTCTCCGAGACATGGTCCAGGAGAAGACGAATATTCTTGATGGTATTGTGCAGGCACAGATACGAGAATATCGCCTGCTCTCCCAATGGATAGTTGACATGATCAGTGATTTGGATTTGGCGTAGCTGATAAACGTGGAACCGCATGATTGCAGTCAGCAGTTCATTGTTTGTCCGCTTGATAATGTAACGCTTCGTCTCAATGTTGTAGTACGTAGAGTTGCGATAGCTGCTCAGCAGAGTCTTCGCTAGCGCACGCATCGCAGTATTGATGATGAAAGTCGGATTAAGTTTCTGACCAACAGAGTTAATCACTGGACTAATGATGGGCTTGAACTCATTGATGTAGTTGATAATATGATAGTCGGGACGACGCATAATATACACATGCGTAAGGTTCTGCCAGACATTGGAATTGCCAAGATTCACCTCTTCGCGATGGACGACACTCTCGTTAGACACGAGGTACAAGTTTCCATCGGCGGTCTTCACAAAGATGCCGTAGGTAGAATTCGCGTTTTTCTCCAGATGCTGAATCGCCAGCTCGCTAGATTCAAACTGCATAGGAGTCGGAACGTCACTCACTGAGGCGTTGACTTCCTCAAGAGTCGTGCGAACGCGACTGTTGATCAGGAGGAGCTGGGCGTAGTTCTCGCCAAACTCCTTAGTGTAATCCATAATATTCTTGTTCTCATGATGAACCAGTAGAAACGTATACGCGTAATCTTCGTTCAAACGCTCCGTGAACTTGTCGCGGAGTTCTTGCCCATTCGCCTCGGCCGCCGTCTCACCAATAAGCTTGGCGATGGCCTCGTTGAACATGACACCATGTGTCTTGGTTGGATGGTGATAACGGCTGACATCTACAGACGGACAAGTGGACGTTCCAAACTTCCACACACCGTTGTACTTGTAAGCCGTAATCACCGTTCCCTCGTAACTTATCGCGCAAACATCGTTAGTATTCAAAATGCTCCGATACTGACCAATCACGATACGATTGGGAATGTTGTGACCATAAGTCACAACGACATTGTTGCCGACCGGTGCATTGAGATCCAGAATCACGCTACGGCATTCGTCGTAGAGAGCCTGAAAATGCGCCACATCAATCCGCTTGTACGTGTTGTGCAACAGAATGAGTTTTGAGTTGTCAAAGAACTTCTTTACTTGCAGCGCAGGCCAGAACTTATTCCGGCGCAGCACAGACAGCAGGGCGTTGAACTGATCGTCGCTCCCGAGCATCATGACCTGATCAATCAGATCCTTGAGACACGTGGGCGCGGGCAGCGCCTTAGGCACTGACACCGGCTCCATCGTGAGGTCGGCCTGCTCGGCAACCATCGCGTTCGGACTCGCAGCCATGCTGTCCAATTTGCAGTAAATACGCTCGTTATTCTTAAGTCCCATTCAAAAATCATTTTTTTGGCTCCAGCCCATATTTTATGGAAAAATTGATTTTTGTACACATATATTGTTAATTTGCGCGCGAACGATGAAACCTGCTATTGGAGATTTCAGTTTCCTGAAGCGGCACGAGTATGAGATGTATCAAGACGCATGGGATACGGTGAATTCGGATCCTTCGTTCATTGAATATGTTAAAAATAAATCGCCTGACGAAGCATGGATGTTCTCTGATAATCCCATTGCAAATAAGATCATGAACTCATTGGCTTACAAAGATCGGCATTCCGGCGCTTCCGCCGCATGCACCATGCGCGCTATTGAATACATCTTCCATCATGGTTGGGACAGTTTTCTGACTACATGTTCTACTTAAGCAATTCAGAAGTAATTATGAATATTTACTACTACGTCAAAAAGACGTCTTTTTGACAATAAAATTGATGTGATATTGTATTGCACCATGTACATGGACACACGACAATCGTTACTTTATGATGAAGGAGGAAAGATAACGACAATACCGGACCGAACTATAGATGGTCGGCCCATATTTAGAAAGCAGACGAATTGTCTTGCGGAAATTATAATCATGAAAGAAATCATCTTGGCAAAATCTCCTGTACTCTTGCAAATATATGCCATACAAGACCAGGCACGCCCATGGTATTACGACGCCGAGCTTTTAGACGTAGCGTGTACAAATTTCAAAAATAAACATCGCGATATACGGGAATGTCTAGGTAAATTACATCAACTTGGCATAGCATACGTAGACCTGAAACACGGCAATATGGGATTTTCCATGATTGATAAACGATGGAAATTGTTTGACTATGATAGTTCCGGTTTATACAGTATTAAGGCGCAATCGTGGATATATGAACCGCCGAAATATTGGAATTACCGATTCGGGTTAAAATTAAAGTATGGTTTGAAGGTTGACAATGTATACGATATTAACCTCACACCTCCGAAAAAGAAGCCATTTCCGCGTTATAAATATAAAGATTTCAAGGAAGTAGATCTCATACTGTACAAACACTTGTTTCCTCTGCGTCAACGCATATTTAGTTATTTATGCATGAAATCGTAACAATGATTTCAGCGATTTACTTTTTCTCTTTGTCAACGTCAATGACTGGCGCAACGTACTGATCAAAGAGGACTTGGCCTACCTCTTTGCTCGCATCGTCAAGACTGCGTTGCTGAGTTGCGACTTCCTCGCGCAGGGTCATCATATAGCGAAATCGCGAATAATCAAAACCGGGGGAACATGCAGTCGCAAAAAGGGCCGGATAATATTCCGCAAAAAATGGATATTTGGTTTTGAACGTGTTCTTCCGGACAGTTTCTGTACCCGTAAAAGCAAGAATTTCATCTACAATTTTAATAATCTCGTGCGATGGGAGCGCAGAAGGAGCATTTGTATCTCCGTCGTCGCTGTCTCCCGAGGGAGGAGCCGTGCGCGGACGTTTGCTCGGCGGCCTCATACGTATATATATATTAAGAATATAATCGTCTTATATACTAAGAGCCAAGAACAAGAGCATGTATTACGCGTTCATTGATGCTCCAAATCCGACCCCGCTACTACCTCTTCGGGTGAATGGGGGCCTGTACACCGGGGAACCCGCAAAGGGTCCCTGGGGCAACGTACCAGTGGTACCGAGCCAATACGGTCTTTCTCAAAACCTGCTGAGTGCGAATCCTCCACCAAATGCTGAAAAACTGTACATGGATCCCCCACGCCCTGGAAACAATCCCGATGAACGCGACCACTATTACGTGGAATACAATGAAAAAACGAACCCAGGTCTAAAATGCCTAAAGTAAGTCTTGAAAAGGCCCACTCCGAGCCTAGGTATTGGGTTGGTGTTTTTTCACGTGTGATGGCTGCGTTTAGCGGCCACACTGTGTTACGACTGGAGTGCTACTGCGGTAGCCTAGGCTGCACCCGCAACGCGAGCAGCACACCCATGGGTGAATTCCCCTCATGAGAGGCTCCTTTGGCAGATTCTCCATGAACTGCTCATAGGTTACTGCAGGGCATACCTGCTGCTCCCGAGCCAGCTCTTTATAAGCCTTCTCCGCACTGTTCGGCGAAGCGACACACACCATAACCATCTTTGTTGTGAGTTATGAAATGCTGTAGCTATCTGACTTTAATATAAAAAGTCACATCATTTTTTCTTACATATGCTGTATTACTCAACAAATTATATGTTTAACGGCATTGAAGTATGGACGCAAGAAAACTCACATATAGTTCCGCTTCAGAAAATACCAAGGGGTTCGGCTGTGGCCGCGACACTGGAGTAGGAGTAGGCGATGAAGGATTCATTCTTTGTTTTTGATATCGAAAATTGGTAAAAATCAAATATTTAGTGTATATCTGTACTTTTTATGACTTTGTTACGTTATGAGTTCTCATAGGCTACGACATCCGTGAATATATTTAGAGCGTCCAAGAAGAGACTGGTCGCACCCAGCACGGGGTCATTAAATCCTTTTTGTAGTATAATATTGGTATCAAAGGCAATATAAATGCTGAACAGTACAACGGCGAATGCCAGGACAGCTTTATGAGCTTTACTGGGCACTGGGACAAATATCATGACAACAAATACGACAATCAGTGCTATAAGTGCTACCGTGAGTGAAAATGCAAGGAAAGACAGATCTATGCCGAAACCCAAGAGAATACTGCCCAAAAGCGACAAGGCAACGAACAATCCTGCTGTCGCAATGATACCAGCTTTGATGGTTGCTGCGGATATTTGCGTAGACGCCACGATGCTCGTTAAACCCAACACAACAGAGAATGCAGTTAACAGCGCGAGCCGAACCCAGATGGATAATGACTCTGAGCCTACTATTGCAATAATGAGGAGTATTGACAGTATAAACCATAGAAACCAGTATCTCTGGATCTTTTCTTCAGTTTTCTGATGTTGACGGAGGACGCCAGCAGTCACGGCCGTAATCGCAAGCTGTGCCGCAAGAATCAAGTACACTTGAGCCAAAAATCCTCCTTTCTGACGCAACAAACTAGAAAAATTCTTCCGGCTTACGCTGTTCATGCGGATTATCTATAATAATACAATAAAAATGAGACATTGGTGAGACATCGGGATGAAATAGCAAGGACTTACATAACTGGTACAAACTTGCGAACCTCGCCAATATTTTCACGGATTACCTTGCAAATGAAGTCGTATGCGGCATCAATCTGACAGAAAGCGTTCGCACCAGTGATGAGAAGTTGACCACTGTCAAAGATTGCTACAGTCACTTTCTTGCAATTGCCCTCGCCGCATCCATTACCTTTCCCATAACAGGATCCTTCACAGTGACACATTCCATCCTGTTCATATTTGGTGTTCCAGTAATACTCCAGTTTGACGCCAGGATAAGTGAGCGGCTGAAAGCTGCAAATGTTGTTATATTTGGAACTAATGAGCAGCTGATGTAGATTCTTGCGCCGAATCTTGAAAGGCACCGAGAATCCACTGTTGATCATACGAATCACGAAATCGCACGCCTTGATATCCGATTGAGGACTGATCACAGTTTCGCCGAGAGACACCATCTCCCTTGCGAGAGCCTCCATAACTTTGTGGCCATCGTCGGGTGTGCGAATGCCAGTCATATGGACCGCCGCATTTCCGAATATCTTAATATTTGGGAAGTATCCTGGCATCTTCATGATAATCGTCACCTGGTTGTCAAAGCTCTTTTTCTTCTTGTCGGTTGCGCTGCCTCCTGCGGCAGCCTGCCGAGTAGAAGCCGCCTTACGCTTCTTTGGATATACTCCGCGATTCTGATTTACATACTCCACCCATACAAATTCGGATTCCGAGATAGTGAGTTTCTCAAAGAGTTGCTGAAGATTGACGCGCAGAAAAGTAGAACCCAGACGGGCGTTGCATGTAATCGTAGAGACAGTGTAAGGCGTTGGTTCCATTGCGACCGGCAAGTTGCGCGACAGGCACAACGCCTGGTCACTTTTTTCTTTAAATGCCCTTTTCCTTAAATACCTCTCATTTGAGGGCCGACCCCTCACTTTACGAGAAATGAGGTATTCAGTACCTCCATTTGCGATGCTACATGAATGAACGGTGGGATATTCATTATAAACGTACGGGTCAGACCTTTGTGCGCAGCACGGAACTCCTCAATAGATAGAGGTCCATTGAACATTTTCAGGAGGAATTTGCTGGGAGCCGGACGAACCCTGCCCGCATATCCATACCGACGAGCGAGTAGCTGAATCCAGCTATGAATTTCCCAGGCACGATCGCTGCCCATATGCACGGAAAAGTTGTGTGCAGCAGTACATTCTAGTGAACAAAAACACCCATACAAGGTAAAACTATTGTGAATGCTATCATATCGGATCGGCATTCCGAATTCCTTGTCAACTATGGGATGGCAGCACCAAAAACACACCATATTATGTGCGCCACCTCCACTTACGAGCTGATTTTCCGTCGTGGCAAACGACTCCATGGGGTTGTAAGGTTCCGGTTCTGCGGATTCCTGGCAAACATGTGATGCTGTGTTAACAATTTCGGTCATGCGATCATTCGGTATGGTTAGTTGCAAAACAACTGGCTCTGTGGTTTCCGGGATATCAGTGGCCGGTACGTACTCCGAAGTACCTGCTTCGCTTTCTCCCAACTCATATGTCGCGGCTACAATCGGTGCTTCGGCGTTTGCTGCCGCCGCTGCTGCTGCCTTCTTAGACACTCTCTTCTTTGGTGGCATTCTGGAAACGAAACTCTTATATCATACTATTCAGTAATTCTTATATGGAAGATCCAATCATCTTTAGAGCGCCAATTAATGTCCCTTTCACGTTGTCATATGGATTAGGCGCAGTTTCGGCTTCAAGATCTGCGTGCACAGGGACACCGCCCCCTGGAGTCACACATTTCACGCGAATATAACGTAGCTCCTTTTGAAGTTCCCGATACGACTTTAGTAAACTGAAAAGGAACCATAGCAATACACCAATAATAATAACTGCAATCAGATTCATTAACGCCTCTATATTTCGTGAGGAAAAACAAAACATGCATACAACTAAAAATAGTAATTGGCATAGCATTCGTGCGCGATTCTTTTTCTCGTTTTACATTTGAGCCTGGACGATGGCCTTCATTTCGGGAATGGAAAGATATTTCATACCTGCATTGGTAATATCAGGCTTGAGATGCTCCAGCTGCTCCGCCCACGTAGATTCGTCCAGTTCGGTAACAAGTGTCGGGATCAGATCCTTAGAATACTTGTACCCATACGAATCCAGGCTCTCAATCCACGACGACTCCTTAAGCAGGTCAAAGATGGCGTAGATGTCCTCCATACTGTGTGCTTGTTTGCTATTGCATATACACCTTTAACATATTCAAATTTTGAATATCAACCTTAGATGTTTATACATTTTGTGTTTGAAAATGTACAGCATTTATACATTTGCTATCAAAAACTGATTTTCCCTATAATATTCCATAACATCCGAATTGCGAATTGCAACACGCAACCATGTTTCCCGCGGACTACACGGTTGAGCTTACTTCAAGTCATCCTGAATGGACGAAGGACGACTTCTACAAGTTTGAGGTCGCTGACGTTCCTGACTTCGTTGGAGCCGACTGCTGGGGCATCGCCGTTCAGAAAGCGGATGGCACTCTGATACCCAAGATGGACACCTACTCACTGTATGTGTCCGGCGATGCTATGTGGGATCCTAAGTTCAAGTCCCAGGGAGATTACCGGGATGCTGTGTGCGCCAATCCTGACATCCTACTGTCAGAGGCAACTATTGGCGATTCCATCGTACTCTACATGTTTGGCGAGGATGGCTTCAAAGTCGTGATTACCAAGAAGTACGGCTGGAAGGCGAAGTATACAATCGGACCCTGCTGTGCTGTGAGTCTCCAAATCAAGAAGGAAGTCTATTGGAGCCCGAAGTTCTACATGTCACCTGGCTACTTCAATCTTGGGAAAAAGAGTGACGAAGAGTAAAAACAACAAAAGAACAAAAAGACCTAGGAGCCACCAGCCTTACCTGTGGCTTTTAGGCATGCACGAAGCTTAAGCCGTGAAAACCATAGCAGCAGATCCAGATATCACTCTGAAAATATTATAATACACGCTGTAAATGAATGTATCATATTGTGTGGTTGAATCCGTCAGCGTGAGATAAAGTTGTACTTTGTTAATCATGGTTGCATTGAAACTACCACTTGGCTGAATCTTTTCGGGGAACAACGAAAAACTGTACGAATAAATTCCCTCGCGAGGACTTCCGCTATGATACAAATATGGTTGCAGTTTATTAAAGAATGCTGCGTCTTTATCAAGAAATAGATCCATGCCGTTGAAAATCACCTTTCCGGTATTTAATATTGGTACAGATTGATTTCCTGGGTGTGTCGCTGTGTAATTAGTCCAGTCATTATATATATTGGCATCGCTACGACGAAGTACAAATATTATTTCTTTAATAGGATTCGCCACAGTTAAATCCAATACCCCAATATTTTGTACCGACCCGGCCTCATTTTGATAGACTCTCTCCACCAAATAGTCTGTATTAGAAATTGCTATATAATTTCTTTCAATATTATCAAGATATACGTAATTGCATTCTAGGTAAGCGTTCAAGTAAAGCATGGACGAACCCCCGCCTCCGAACGCAGTGAAATTCCCGATGCTGGCATCCTTACCAGGATACCGAGCCATATACTCAACTGGTGAGATATAGCCTCCGTTTATTCCTTCTTTGTAGTCCCATACCTGATATAGATCGGTAACGGGTGGCATTTCAATCGTAATATCCACATTTTGATATTGGATACCAACGAGAGGCAGTGCCAAAACGTTGCTTTTTGTGAACCAAAAGTCAAGTGGAATATAGATCCGTCGTCCTGCGATAGATGGGCGCCCGGCAGCTGCTGCTGGATAAAACGAATAGGATAGGTTGTTATTATTAATAATAACTTTCCTCTGCAGAGATATAGGATTTACGACGTCTTCAGTGTTTCCGGACATCTGGTTAAATGCCGCTTTTTTGTCCAATGTTTGTGACAACTCGTTCCAAATATCCTGGAATTGTCCCCAACGTTCGTCTATACGTTGTGTATCAACGTTGACAAAGTAATGACTCAGCAGTACGCATCCGAGATTGTTCACCCACCGGAATCGGAGATCGCCGTCCGAGTATATGTCGGGCAGCTGGACACTCAAAAAAACTTTTCCGAGAAGGTCACCATACCGTCCAATGCGACATGTAAATTGATTTGTACTTGTATTCAGTACAGGAGCCGTCATAAAGGTTTGCTGAATACTTTCCATGGAAAAGTTGGTATGGCGTTTATGTATTTGCCGCCAGTAGCTCATTTCCGGCGACTGTGAGATGTACTGGTCCTGGGGACCTACTGCTAACAATGCCATAAGCCCTCCCGGCATTTTCGCTGTCGGGGCTATCCTATATATGAACCGGTTATATTACCTTAAATCTTGGACAAAAAAGATTGGATGAAAAAGAACAACTGCGCGCATAATTTATTTTGGAATTGGAATAGTGCATGCTTGCTTCGCCTTGACGAGGGCTGCGGCCGCGAGGCCAGCAACAATAATACCGCCCACAGCACCGCCTACCGCAATACCCACTGTTGTACTGGGCATAGTTGCAGAGCTTCCCGATCCCGATGAGGTAGCAGCAGGTGCAGCGGGTTGGCTACTGTATCCGGCAGAGTATAGATCTGAAATATCTGCGGGACCTAATGCGTAATTGAAGTAGGTCAGATTGGACATTTGAAGCTTCTCGTGTTTATCGGTGGCAGGGGTATTTAGCGTCCCGGTTGCGTCATTTAGGGTCAAGGAATAGTTTGTTTTGATTCCGTTTGAGGATTTGTACAAAGGCTGGTTTACGTACAGATTACCATTGGCATTGCGGACCGGTGAGTTTGCAGATGCACCTTTGATTTTCGTGGGACCAGATGCATTCACGCCGTTAATATATATAGTGCAAATGCTGCTGTCGCGATTCATCAACGCAGTGGTAGGATCCGTCTGTTGTACGACAATTGTCACCATGAACCAGTTTGCGTTCAGGACGGCATTAGAAGTCAAACCCTGAACACTTAGTTTTTGTTGATTCGCTGCCGGCCACACTTGCTGCCCGTTGGTAGCAGATGGACACATTGTGTGAGCGTCCGGATGATCTAGGGTGTTGAACTCTACGGAAAGCATGTCGCCGCCGTTTTCAAGCTTGACAATTGGATTCTTCACAATTGCGTCCGTCTTATAACCCGTAGAACACGCACTCTTATAGGTATATACATGAGGATCGCCCCGTTGAAATAGAACGATAGGAAGCAGATCCCGTTTTCCTACCGCGAAATTGGCATTGTCAAGTCCTGAATCTACATTTACAACATTCGCATCCATTTTACCAAGTATGCTGCTTGATTGACCGGAAAGTGCGGTTTGATCAACATACATCCAGAAGTTGTAGCTGTATTCAATGCCAGATTCCTGGTTTACTGAATTACCGATATTTAGGTAATTTTTACTAGATGTGTTGTACAAGTCATATACAAGGTTAGCATCCTTGGCAAAATCTTTGATGGTATCAAATACAACTACGCTCTTTTTAATCTTGCCAGCATTACGTATCGCGACAAGCACCTCTGTATTAAATTGCCATAATGCCACGGCCATCAAAATGATCACTATTACCACAGCCCCAAGAACTTGGAACGCTGCGGCGACCATGTAACAACTACTCTACTACCAGATAAGACAAAAATTAACGAACCGCCGTGTCGGGAGACTAACCAAGACGATAAATTGGCGATTGCAGACCATATGCCGGAAGACCCATCTTGGTCATGTAGCTTCCGATTGGACCTTGGATATATTGTTGATATATATCATTTGCATTAAGATCGGTATCAGTGAATGCCACGCTTGAAACCAGACCGGAGAATCCCAAGGTGTTGGTACTATCACCGCCTACGGTTACATCACCCTGTGCGCTCATGTCCAGGTTCTGGATTTCAAGCCTTACATTGTTAAGTGAAGTTCCTCCCAGAGTGATTGGATTGCCTGTTGACTCTAGAGGTTTCACAGCAGACGAAGTTACCGTTTTCACCAATTCGCCGTCAACGAAGCCCATTACCATACCACCACTTGAGCCTTCGTTCACCACAACCGCCAAATGAACCCACCGCTGCATGGGTACGTAATCAAACACAATGCCGTGAATATTGCTCCGGAGCGCAAGTTTTTCGGCTTGTGTCGCACGAGTAAAAGGTACAGCTTGGGAGTTAGCCTGATTAATTCCGTTCATCATGTATTGTGACGTATCCTTAGTATTGAAAGAAACGTACACCTTGTTCATTTGAGGATCAAGACCAACATACGGGAATCCAGATATATGATCATCGCTTGCATTCTTGTCACCGCGACTGAAGACGCGGCGAACTTGTCCCTGGTTCGTGATGAGATCGTTGATGTATATCCACCACGACACCGTCATCCGGTTTCCGTTATTCGCACTGGGAATGCTAGAACCCGCAAGAGTCGTTTGTTTCGTACATAGTACGGGACTCTTGGAGTCTGGCAGAACGTACGTGTTAGATACGGCCATGCTCTTGGAGACAGCGTAGTAAAGAAGAATTGCTACAAAGAAAGCAATGATCGTCGCGACCACCAACATAAGTACAATGAATCCGCGATTTCCCGAGTCCGCTCCAACTGCCGCATCTCCAGAAATATTTTTCAGGGCATTCATCGCTTTGTCTTTTGCCCGCTTCACCTTTTGGCCAATTGCATCTGCCGCTGCCGCGGGAGCTGCTGCAGCCGCTGGCGCCATAGCGGGTTTTTCGGATAGTTGTGCTGGTGCGTCTGCCATTACTTTCGGTGTAGAAAACTTTTTTCATAAGATCCAACTTCGTTCCATGGAAATTCATGAGTAGCGTATAATGCGTTCAAAGCTTTTTTACGCACCGAAAGCATATTTATGAGCCGCGTGAATTCGGTTTGAGAAGGCGCGGCCGCCTTTTTTAGTTGAAGCTTGTCTAGCTTCTTGACGTTAAGCGAAATATAGTTCAGTGCAAACTCACCCCCTCCCGTTGCATCCTTTGTCATCAAGACATCCCAAACGCACAAATCATACATGAGTGATTCGTATATTTGTATTTTTAGACGCGGCTGAAGACGCTGTTTCATCTCATGCAACAAGTTTTCATGAAACCTTAACGGATTCAACCAGATGTCTATGGCAAATATCGTGTACGCATTATTCGTATTTCTATATACAGTCCCCACTTCGGGAAAAGCGTCCCGATTTCCCATTTTAGGGATGTATTTCAATGCTAGACCGATATTTCCGTTACAAGTTTCCGCTGCCTCCACCAATACTTTCGCGTTTGCGGATGCTCGTGCCCTTCCGCCACCGCGACTGCCGCCACCTGAGTTGAGTGACTTCAGAAACAACATAATATCTGCCTCAGATGCGGCATTCAGACTAATATGTTTGTGCGGGATATTTATCCGTTTCGCAATCTCATTTGAACATGCAATTACAACACGAACCGTTCGCAGTAGCCCCTTCAAATTAGATAGAAACGTTCGGTCTATTGCGAGAAGCGCATCTAATTCGTCTATGAACACAATCCGATTGTTTGTACTCGTTTGTGTAAATTGTGCAAGTACGTTTGACTGAGTAACTTTTGTAAACTTTTCTAAAAAATCCTTACCGTTTGTACATGTAGTTGAGTCAAATACATCCAGCATTTTCCCGCTTGCGGCAATTGCCGCTTTGATTCCGAAGGTCTTGCCACATCCAGTTGGACCCGATACCACGCAAATATTTTCGGAATCTGATTCTAATTCGGGTTCGGGTTCGGGTTCGGGTTCGGAATGCTTCCCGATCCACGCAACCAATTCATTATACTTCAACACATTACCAATAAACATTTATATATGCCTGAGCCGAGTTTCTTATGTCAAGTTACCCGATCATCAACCTGAGCCAAATAACAAACATGTATATCAACATTCCAATAAATGGAAACAGGAAGCTTGGAGCAAGTATAGACGATCCTTGTTTTAGACCGAGGCCGAATGGTTTGGGGCGACCCTTTTCATCAAAGAGCAAGGCTGGTTGAGAGACAACGAGTGTCACGATAATCAAAATGTACAAAACAAGTGCAGTAAATACCCGAGGGATCCACATTACACATATACCATAATTTTTTACAAACGAGGTGTAGTAGGTTTGTTGTACATGCGCAAGCAACATATAGGATTTCCAATTGTAACGGTATTAGTATTGATACTTGTCATGCTCGCTGTTGCAGCGCTCCAGGGGCATATGGCAAACGAGTATTTTATGAATATACCGGAAAGCGTTCTAATGACTCAATTCCTGAATCATGCAGATTGGGTTGTGCAAGCCACTCCAAATGGCTCTGACTGGGCGCCGAAAGAAGCAAGCGATGAGCAGGTATTGCAGGCGCGTCCCGGTCAACTGGTCATGGCATATGACAACGATCCCATACAAGGAGACGTTTTGGCATCCAAGAAAGCGTATTTCGTGTCGCTCGCATCGCCGGATGTTGCGTTTCATATTGATTGCGGATTTGACTTTGGCGGAATGACTATTGGATATTTTGATCGTGTAGATTTAAGTTTCATAAAAGCACTTATTTACGGGTATCGTATGCCAAGTCGTGGCATGCCAAAACTTGTTCGCTTACCAATGTCGGATCTCACTCGTTTAAACAAACGCTTGGCATCTCCAACGAATCCAGGAGATATTGATCTTATCATCACGTGTATTATACCCGAGAGTCCATTTCATAAATATCTTCAGACACAGAGAATATCTGCAATGGGCTTCCGGACTTTGGATATAGATCGCGTCAACGTGTTTCAGCCAACTATCAAATTAGAGACCGTGAAACTTCATACAGTCTTTTCGGGTGTAGGCATTATTTCACCCCAGGATGATGATAACAAATTGCCTGTGATAACTGCCCAAGTAATTCGGGTAGGCAGTACGCCAGCTATAGAAACATTTATAACCCGATTGGATATAAATGTCACAACAACCGATCCATCTTACAAGTGTTATGGTGACGACACAATTGATATACGAGCGTTGTGTGAATCGGCATATGACGTGGATGGACAACCTAAGAAAGGACGTCAGACAGTGTGGGATCATATGTGTAAGAAAGATACGGATTGTCCATTTTATGACCAGTCACAGAATAGGGGTACATGCGGTCCCGACGGATTGTGCGAATTACCGGTGGCCGTGAAACGTCTGGGATACCGAAAATACGATGCTACGGGTGTACATCAACCATTCAAGCGTGATGGGAAATTTATCTTCTCATCCTTGTAATGAGTTCCCTAAATGTCAATACCCATGTTCATATTAATATTAAGCGATTGGGAATATTACTTGCAATCGTATTGATAGGTTGGTGCGTCAGAAATATTTCAGGGCTGCGCGAACCATTTGCTACGGCGGAATCCCCTCACGGGGTCGGAGTGGGTGAGTCCGAAATTACAGGATACAATGATACAATTGATATTACAAATAAAAGTGTAGAACCATGGGAACATCATCAAGTTCATGCACTTCTGCCAATGGATCTCCCAGTAAAGTATCCCAAAGCATATTATTATGAGCTTGACAATCAGACTTTTCAAAATGCACTCAACAAGTCTTTTCATCTGGCAGCGTTATCTCCTATGTCGTCTATGGCTACGCCTGGTCAAGAAAATTGGCAACGTGTAACTACAACTGATACCGATATACTTGTGGCATATTCAACGGCCAAAAATTACCTGTCTCAAGTCTTAGTTGACAAGGCTAAACTTTTTCAACTACCAGACGGATCAAGTCCGAATCTGCAAATAATACACGATGTTATGGTGTCAATATACAAATACAAATATAAAACGACTTCAACCGGAGAAGGCGAAAAATATCTTATTAACATGGATGTCATTTTGTATCGGGAATCAAAATATCAAGCGAAGAGCGTGAGATGCGTATGCATTGTAACAAGACTACCCAACACCAACACATGGAAGGTGAAAGTTGTAGATATGCATGTGACTGGAGTCATCAGCGAGGGGGATTTTGGACTGTTTCCTGTAGTGGGTTTTGATGAATTGGACGATTACGCTGCTGTCAGTCCTGTCCCTCCATCGTTACCTCGGGATATTATTCCTGACCCTACTCCTGCGCCTACCCGCGTAGTGAAACCCAATCCCAAACCCAAGAATAAACCACCTCCACGGAAACCGACCCATCCTTCAAAATAATCTAGTCTGGCTCAACACGAATCATTTTTTCAACAATATGAATAAAAATAAGGCTTGCGATCAACGATTAAAAATCGTAGTATTCGTCATTTCCGTTATCGGCATCGGTGGATCTCTGTACAAAATCTGCCTCAGCAGCAGCGTCGGCAGCGTCGGCATTCTCCGGATGCGCTCCGTCAGGTGAGAATTCGTATTCGGTATCTGTAGCCAGCTTACGAAGTTCAGCAACAACGTCTACATACTTTGTTAGACCTAGTCGTGACGCAGCTAGCATGGCTTGTTGCTCTTCTTTGTCCTCTAGCTCCTCAATTGCTCTGATCTTTATCTGTTTAATTTCCTCGCGTTTTTTATTAATATAAATCTGCACTTCCTCCATAGAAGGTATAATATATGTATCCTTCATTTTGGATATGCGTTTGACTGCGTCTATGCGCGAAGTGCGATCTGGTATTTGTGACAACATAGCCACCATCAAATATTTAATGACAAGTGCTGGCAAATCAGGATTCAAGCGACTCTTATATTCCGTATTTTTGGAAATCAGGCCAAGATGATTTGCCATATTTATATACAGACTGGCATCATATCTAGATTGCACTATTGTCTTCAGTAACGTTTTTGATGCTTGATTTATATCACAAGTCTCTATTTTATCTAACACCGCCGTTTCGTTAATATGCCCCCTGGCAATGTCGGCGAGAGCATCAGTGCCATCAAGATTACTAAATTCCGATGCCGGGATCTCCAACGGCAGTTTAGCTGCAACTACTTGCGGGAGCTGTGACTGGGCTTGTTGATCTTTGGCTGCTTCGGGTTTCATAGCGACAAACATGTTCGGGCGCTTCATTGCCAACCAACGCACCTTTCCCAAATATTCTTTGATTTTGTACACTGCGCTCTCTTTAACGCCATTTTCAAATCTGAAATCAATATCGCCCTTGTAGTTATTGTTTAGCTTGGCAAGACAACAACCCTTTGCCCATGCTTGTTTGTTGTTCAATATTTCTTGTGCGGTGATATTTGGAAGGTTGAGATACTCTGGTATGTAGGTTGCCAAGAAAAACTCTGGGGTGACTCTGGCTCCAACGCTCTTCTTCTTGGCTGCGTCGGCAATTGCATTTAAGAATGCGTCATGTACCGCTTGTACAGACCTATGGTATTTCCTACCCATAGACACCCAAATGCGATTAATGTGATTTAGTTTAACAGAATATTTATCCTCTGCATATTTTTTCAGATCATCTAATTTAAGATTTGCAAGTTTTCCGATATACACAAACACACCTGATTTGCCCTGTTCTAATGGTGGACCCACTGGACCCCATGCCTCGTTGTCACCATCCTTGAACGACCGCATATCCAAGGATCCAGATATGCTCTGTTCTAGAATGTCCAAAGCCCAATATACAATGCCATCCAAGAATACCTCTTCACACGTTTTAAGCCAAGATTGATATATTTGAGGATATTCGTCTTGTATACGCTTTGCTTCTTCCCTATTACTTATATTGGCAGCTATACGAAGCCCTGCCTCTTTGGTCTCTGCCTCAGCTATATCTTGTAAAATCGTGTCTGATGTGTTTTCGGCGATACTTTTGAGTTGATGCAGTCGCGAAGCTGGAAATGCGTACATGCTAAAAGCCTCAGCAATCCATGTATTGAAGTCCCACGGCAGACCCGATTTCTCCACCAGCTCTTTGATTCTGTTATACGCAAATGGAATATAATCTGGTGCTCGGTTATTTATCATAAAATTGCTGTTTCCTGCACCATTCTCGCTATATGAAGCAACAAAATCGTTTTCTTCTATGTCTAGCGTATCTGGATTATCTACTTCAGCGTCTCCTACGGCGTCAATGAATTCGGGTTCCGCCATGCTTAGACCTTCGTACATACTTTGATCGTTTCCCTGTCGTATCTCGTGAATATCAGTATTTGACACAGCGAAGGTGAATAAAGCCGCCGCTTTTTCTTCGTCATCCGTATCTTTTATAAGATTCAGCGTCTGCGTCAGGCGTTCGGCGCGTTCTTTATTGTAGTTAATTACATAATTAAAGAATGACTTTACATCGGTCGTGGTTAAACTTATTCGGAGATTATTCAACACTTGTCTTGCGTCATGCAATGGCATGCTTCCGCTCACAATATCCCTCAAAAGTTCGTATGGAGTAGGAAATCCCTCAAGCACATTATATTGAGAGCTTCCCGGGTCTGAAATATAGGCATCATATGCTGCTTGGAGACTCGCATATCTGGAGTCGGTCAAATACTCCTCAATTCTCTTCAAGTGATTTTCAATAATTTTTACGTAATTGGTAAATGACGTTTTAAAGGAATATGCGCTTTTTCGCGGAAGAATCTCAGGAATACTAGAAGCGGAAGCGGAAGCGGTAGCAGAGGCATCGTCTGCAATCGTTAAATTACGAAGAAATTTCAACTGGTTCTCGGTAATATTTTCAAATTCAATTCCGTTCATGGCCAATATAACTTTGAGGGTGTGTAAATCGGTGATGTTGTTCACAAGGTCTTTCATCTTTGGCATGATTTTTTGAAGCCTCGTTTCTAGCAGATCGCGTCGTGTGGCTGTGGCTGTAGCAGAGGGCGTCGGACCAGAAGTCGCTGCCGTTGCAGTAGTAGTAGGAGAAACAATTGCGTCAAACACGTAATTTTCACTTGTCCAAGTTTTAGGTTTCCATGCGATAGCGCTCACAGGCATTTGAAAATTTGTTTGATACTGGAAATCTTCATACAGCACAGCGGCGGTGTCGCCTGTTTCCAGGACGACATCTTTGGATTTCACAGTTTCGTCTAGAATCAGCACAGGTTGGCCTACCTCTGCGGCATCGGTGATTTCAAAAATATTTGCGAGCCGAAACAGTTCATCCTGTACAATGTGGTAGTCTTCTTTAACCAATTCAGCATAATTTACTTCGTTTTCAGGATCAATTTCACTCCGACGTGCTTTAACCTTAATGTTTGCATATGGAATTAATGATTTCGTACTTCTGCTTAACACGCGTTTATGTAATTCCAAGAAAGCCTTGCCTCTACTCTTATCATCAACCAGATCCTCCAAATATGCCTCAATATATTCATCATCTAGAGCTACAAAATTTGGATTTTCATTGATAATATCATTTATTGATATATGTTCCCGGATTTGAATTTCCGGGAGAACTTCTTCGGTTACTTCTTCAAATTCATGTGTCGCCTCCATGCGCTTCACCCTTACTATTGTTTAATATTATTCCATTCGCCAAGTATCCCCCGCAGTTCTATAATGAGACGCGCACAGGAATCAACTAGAACATCAGTATACTCGGCATCCGTCGCGGTTTCTGCGTCATCAAGACACAGGCGAACTACCACCGAGGTCTCTAGAGGATGCGGACAGTAGTATCCCACATAGGTCAAGGTCTTGTTGTTACGCGTTTCATGTTTCTCTCGGATGTAATAGTTGTGCATATTAGATTGTAGCACATTACCCAGTGTGTCATCTTCATTCTTAATCGTAAATTGAGCACCCCTGAAGTCCTCGCTGCGACTGGGAAGTAATTCTGTTTGAGACAATGCTTCCAGCTTCGCGATCATAATTTCCAGAGATTTGGCGACCAAGTATTTTGGGCTTAACGCCATCTCCGTTTCAATGGAGAACAACACCGCCGTAGGTTCACCGTACTCGTTTTTATAGAAACCCCGCTCCTGATCCAAGGGCGAGGCCGTTGGGGCGGCTGGAGCAAGGAACGAAAACGTACAGAGGCTCACTGGAGAGAATCCCGCATGTAAGCGTGCAGTTCGCTTGATAGCACGTCCCTGTACATGGAGTCGCTCTTGCGGACCTAGACGAGTAATCAAGATATAATCTTTGGTAAAGGAATTCGCTGGAAATAACTTGGTAGCATTAATTTCTTTCCCGTCTTTGTGAACCTTCATGCTCTTGGTAGTCACGTTCATCATATCATGACCAGTGTTCTCGGAATTGAGCTCAAATACATATTCGTTCTCATTGAAGGTGTCGGTATCCTCCTCGCTAAAATGAATAGGAATAAGACCAAACCGATGCAGAAGAATTTCGTTGTTTAGAGGTCCATTGTTAGCAAGAATACTAATAGAGGGTTCCGTATCACCGATTTCTTCGCCCAGGAATCCCACGACAGGAATGTCCGTCATAATCACCCTGCGAATTCCATTTATGATGGAGAGATCCACATTGTGAAGCTCAAAGGTAAATCTGTTATGAGGTTCCTTTGATTGCGATACGTTTTTAAACATGGTTGGTCGCCTATATTCTTCTATAGGGAATCAATTTTTTAAGTAGTGTCTCTCTTTGCGCGCGTTCAAACAATACACCCGAATTTCGGAATAGGCTAATAGTGATACAGCTTGCAGACGAATGATCCTATTTTATAGTACATACTGCCCCCATTGCAGGATGTTGCTAGAAACGATCCAGCGACATGATTCAAAGAATCAGGTTAAGCTGGTATGTATTGAAGTCCTTCGTGCGAAAGGCGAGGCGATTCCGGTGACCACCGTGCCGACTTTGGTAACACTCCCTGAGCGCAGATGCCTTATAGGGAAGGCGGTTTTTGATTATCTGTTACTTCCTGGCAAAGGGAAACTCCTTATTCAGGTACAAACCGCTGCGACTGGGGGTGGACCCGAACCAGTTGCAAGTCCCGCAGCGGCAGTCGCCGCTTCCACGGATCCCCTAGATCCGATTGCGTTCTCGTTATCGTCTATCAATGGTGGCGCCTTTGGAGATTCCTTTACGGACATTAATCACACGGAATCAACAACGGCTTCGCAACTAGACGACCGGTCGTATCAATGGGCAAAGATAGATGATCAAAGTCCGATTGCAGTTGGGAATTTTTCACCGGAAGAAACTCGCAGCAAAAAACCGGCAATAGATCTTGATCAATTTAAAATGCAGCGCGACATGGATTTGCATACGCAAAGTGATTTAAACACTACGGTAGTTTTACCACCATCATTTACACGATAGCGCGATAATGACCACGCATGGCATTAATTTCGTTGAGAAACTCAATGACACCTTTTTTGAGTTATTGAACGATCTCATCCGAATTTTTCCGGACAATCCGGATTTTCATATCTATTTAGTGGCGTCGCGAGCGGCGCTTGCTCTAGATGAGACGTTCATGTTCTTTATTTTTAAACAAAAGGTCATCCAATACGAAAAGCAAATCCTGGCGAAGGACGAGCAGTTTATGATTTCAATGGATGTAGCATCGCAACTTGAAACGAGTACAGCTCGTGTTAAAGAACACCTTATCATAGTTATACACAAATTGCGAGAGCTGTGGAGTCATATCAGCCACGAAAATAAAGAAGTTATCTGGCGGTATTTCAAGACTATGATCTTGATTTATCATAAAATTGAAGCTATTGATGGCATATAGTATATAAGAACAAATTGACCATCTCTCTTATCCATGGTTGTTGGTACTCATATTTTTAATCAGTACTATTTTGAACTCTTGAAGAAAATCCGTGACAAGGCGCGCTCCCGGAAGTACGACAGCCGGGAAGCGCGCCACATCCTCAAGGGCGTTAAGGCGAACTATCTATCCTACGATAAAAACAGCGATGAATACCGACTGTGGTTCATTAGCCAGACCCAGACCCCAGAGGCACAGACCACCCCAGCGTCTGATGACCCAGCTGCTGCTGCTGCACCGGTAGGTCGCGAGTATCTTTACCAAGGGGTTAAGTGTTCAGATATTCGTGCCATTTTTGATGGATCCGTCTTAGATCATTTCATTGCAATCTTGGAATTGTTTTCCCGAGACGATTTGTCAGCGGACGATATTAATAATTCAGTGAAGGCACTGCGATCATTAAATAAGAAGGATGAGTTTGCGAAGGCAGTGGAGGATATTGGTTCTGTACCTATCCGCGATATTCTCAATGGTATTATGCTCAAGTATACTGAAAATAAAGGAAGTGAAATGGACGATGCACTCAAACGTATTGAGAACACCAGCCTTGGTAAGCTTGCTAAAGAAATAATGGGTGACATTAACATTGACGAGATTCAGAAGGGTGTTGAGGATGGAGACATACTTAAGTCACTCAGCAACCCAGAAGGACCCCTTACCAAAGTGCTAAGCACAGTGAGCACAAAGATGATTGCCAAGCTTGCGAGTGGTGAGCTACAACAGGAAGATCTCCTGAAGGATGCTATGAAACTCGCAGGCGACCTTGGTATGGCAGGCGGTGCTGGAGGCGCAGCCGGTGGTATGGGTGGTCTTGGAGATATTGGCGCGATGATCCAACAAATGCAGAAGATGGGTCTGGGTGGTGGTCTAGGTGGCCTGGGTGGGGGCGGCGGTGGCAAGAAACCGAGTGCTCGCCACATTCGTCGCAAAATGAAGGAGAAGAAGCCTCCGAAGGAATAATCACGTGAATACTTTTTTAATAGTTACAGTAATATAAGGGACCAAAATGTCGGAACAGATTTGGTATGAAGATCCGGGGTCTTTCATTACATATAGTAATTATCTGTCAATCTTGCCGACGCAAGACATGACAACCGAAGAGAAAATTAATGCGATCGTTCGGTTCTTTATGTACCTCGGTATTGCACTCAGTCTGATCCGCGCAGATTATCGCTACCTATTCTTTGGTATCATTGTTGCGTTGATTTCTATTCCCCTCTATCAGCACGAGCAAAACCAATTGCAGAAGATTGAGAAATTCCTGGAGAAACAAGACCTTGATGTCGTAAATAATAAAGTATGTGCGCGATCAACCGTTGATAACCCCTTCATGAACCCGAGCATTGCAGATATTATATATAATCCAAACCGACCAGCTGCGTGTGATGTAGACAACGATAAAGTGCAAAAGGTTATGAGCAAAAATTTCTACTCGCGTCTGTTTCGTGATATTGACGATCTTTACGGAAAAAACGCATCGGAACGCCAGTTTTATACTATCCCGGGAAGTACCATACCAAATGACCAAAGCGGCTTCGCATCTTGGTGCTATGGTCACGGCGCTACTTGCCGTGAGGGCGCAGGCGATCAATGCTATAACAATCAGTATTTTATGCAAACCCTAGGCGGTTCATCAACCCAATTACCACTTTTGCAAGAAGACCCGTAACTATATAAGATCTTAGTTCACTATATTTTTTAGTATGTCATCAGTATCTGTTCTGACAGTAACACAGGGGTCACGAGTACATTTTTTAGACAATTTAGTAAAATGTGTGGAAAACCAAACATATAATTCTATCCATGAGTGGGTTATCATTGATGGGAGTAAAACGCAAGAGGACAGCGTGATTCTACAGCAGTATTGGAAGAAACTCACAAACTTCAGATGTACCATCATCATTTCTCCGTGGCAACGCGGCGCCGGCAAGCTCGGTTGCCTCCGAAACATTGCAAATAATACCGCTAAAGGAGATTTCATCGCGTGGATGGACGACGATGACTATTACCAACCGCAATATATTGAATATGCGGTAGCCGAATTGTCCAAATCTTCGGATAAGCTTATCGCAGGGTGTGCCGTACCGTATATTTATGACGTCTATTACAAAAGCGTCCATCAATTTGATCGGGTTGATCAGGTAGATACAGCAAAGCGGGTGCAAAGTGAGAGTACAGTTACTATGAATAGCTGCATGGTGTACAAAAAGGAGTATCTCACGAATCATTCATACGCTGATTTGGCGGAGTCACATGAAGAAATACACTTTACGAATGGATTCACGGAACCCATGATCCAACTGAATCCGATGAAAACAATGCTTCTGATTCATCACTCGGATAATGTGCTGAGCCGGAGTCATCTCATTCACAGTTCTCACTTCAATTTTGGCGCGGGCATAACGGCCACACGTTTCTCGTTAACAGACTTGGTTACAGATACTGAGGCAGCTTTGTTTTACGATCAACGTGTGTGTGGGCCTCGCAAAGAATGTCCGTATGATATTGTGTACTTTTGCGGAGCATTCTCTTTGCCGTGGACGCCTCATGATACCTCGCTCGGCGGATCCGAGCAAGCTGTGGTGCAGTTATCCGAGGAATGGACCAAAATGGGTAAAAAGGTGTGCGTATATGGCGATCTGACTCTCTCGCAAGACACAAAAGACGAGGTAGATTATTTTCATTATAGATATTTCAATCCGAACCAACATTTCAAAACAATCATTCTCTGGAGATTCATGGGGCTATCTTTATTCTTTACGCCACCAGTGAATTGGTATGTCGCCGATAAGATAATTGTAGACCTTCATGACAATCTACCGCAAGCCTATGATATTGTCGCATACAACTTGTCTAAAATTGATAAGATTGTATTTAAAAGTAAATTTCATGTCCAGGAATTTGAAACGAAAACTGGAATGACCTTACCGTGGAACAAGGTCGCTGTTATACTAAACGGGATCCAGACTTCTTTGTTTACTTCTACCACAGGAACTTGTCCACGAGACCAATACCGCTTCTGTTACACAAGCAGTTACACTAGGGGCTTGCTGGAAATCTTGGATCTTTGGAAGGAGATATTGAAACTTGAGCCTCGTGCCGAACTACACATTTATTATGGCATCCCAGTACAGCCGGGAGACCCCTTTTTTGACGCATATATAAACGCTTTCATAAATAGTAAAAATGTGTGTGAACATGGTCGCATGTCATTAGATATTGTCGCCGAAGAGAAACGACGATCCAATTTTCATCTGTATCCTACGAACACGATTGGCGAAGTTGATTGCATCGCAATTCGCGAAAGCTTAGTAGCCGGCTGTATCCCGATTCTATCATACAATCGTGTGTTTAAAGAACGCGACGGATACTTTATAACTGGAGATATGGCGGATAGTCGTTGTTACCCGAAAATGGCACAAGAGATCATCTCGCTGGCTCGGGACTCTGTGAATTGCGAGATTCTTCGTACAAAACTGGGAAAATCCCGAACGATATGCACCTGGAAGGACACAGCGAAAGAATGGCTATCTTTGATCTAGTCTAATACTTTTTTCTGTATGTTACGTAGAGATATGAGTGCGCCTTTTCAACCAGACCTATACATGAATTCTCGGCGGCTGTGCAGTGATCAGTGCGCTATGGAGGCACGGGATACTCAGAATAATGCCATCGTGAATTATGATCTGTACCAATACCTTCCGGCTCAATGCGATGGTGTGCATGCCCGTTTCCCGACGTTTTCATATGACCACGTAAATCTTATTGGTCGTGCTGGTTACGGTGTTGCCGAGGGTTGTGTCGTAGACAACTACTCTGCCCTACGCAATGACCCGGCTCAAATGACGCGTGACAAGTGCAAGACCCAACTTTTCACTCGCATCTTCCAGGGCTGCCCGGATCTGGCGTGCGGCGTAGGTGATCCGGACAACGAGTTGAACGTGCTATCAGGTACCAATACCAACACCTTTGATGGTGTCAAGTACCCGTGCAAGAAAACCATTATGGAGCAACAGACGTACAACTTTGATCCCCTGCTCAACTGCGTCAAGGAAGTGCAGAACCCAGAGCATGTGGTTGAGAAGTGGACTCGTGGCGGTACGGACACTCGCAACTACATGCTGCGCCAGGAAATGCTGAAGCAGTGCGGCTATGCGGGAATCGGTCTCGGTGGCAACAACGCCCAGTACCGAGGCTAGGAGCGGAGCAAGACCCGTGGCTTTGTTATTATTTTTATTACTTTAATGCAGAAGAGTAGCGACATCATGAGTTTCAACCATCTCAATGTTGATCCCGAGTCGTACGTGCGTCGCTTGGGTGGATCCGTCAGCATCCTGGACTATGTACTTAGCCCGTTTCGCTATGAACACAAAAATAAGTGCCGCCACGAACTCGGTTTGGTGGGGGGAACTGCAGTATCTCACATTGATGCAAACCTGGTAGACCTGGAGAGTGATCTCCGCGGCCAAACCCGGCTGCTTACGAAGTGTGACGCGAAATTGTGGAAGCCGGTCGCGCCCGGTGACAAGATTTACAACGACAAGACGGCTCCCATTGACACAACCGCCAAGCACTTGTCTCGCTGTCAGATGATCGGCTACCGCGCTGTCCCACTCCCGCCGCCCGTGGATTTCCCCGGCTGCAAGTAAATCACACGGAAAGTAGTTTGTTTTTCTCATTTACTTAAGACAATTGTATGTCATGTTTGTATGCCACAAATTGAAGTAAAAATACAGATTGTTTCGGATCTTCATTTAGAATTTAGAGAAGAAGAGGCCTATGAGTCGCTGATCACGCCATCCGCACCGATCCTTGCGCTTATCGGCGACATTTGTCATCTGAACACACCTGAACAGTCACGCCGATACTGTGACTTTTTAACATGGTGTTCGGAGAGATTCGGACGTGTTCTACTTGTTGCTGGAAATCACGAGTATTACGATGCATGTAAGAAAAAATGTGAGATTGACAACATGCTGCGATTCATGTGTCTTGACGCAGGTGGGTCAAGAGGCAACGTCACGTTTTTGGACGGACAGACTCATGTATATATTGAAGGGTTTCGCATTATTGGGAGTACGCTTTGGAGCCATATACCGCCTCTAGCGGAGAGTCAGGTCGCGGAGTATATGTCTAAACACTACTCCATTCTTGACGAGGATGGAAATCTACTGACCACCGCTGTGTACAATAGATGGCATGTAGCTGAAAAGGCTACAATAGCAGAGGCTATTGCTGATGACGAGACAAATAATGGGCGAGGTGTCATTGTTTTAACGCACTATGCACCATATCGTTGGGGGTGTTCAGCACCTGAGTATGAAACAGGTGATCACTTAGTAAATCATATATTTGCCAGCGACCTTTCCGACTTGTGGCGAAACACCAGCAAGACAAGAGTTGTTTTGTGGGCGTTTGGACATACACATTATTGCTGCGATTTTAGAGTTGCAGGAACACGGATCGTGTCAAACCAGCTTGGTCGTCCTCACGAAAAAATAGGCTACCGCTCCGATTTTGTTGTAAGCATTCCGTAAGGGATCTAGAAAAATCTGCATTTCTTGTAGTATGGCTTCTACGTCGTTGCAGGCCGATTCATGCACGTACACCGAAAAACTCCGTCGGTCTATTGGACCCGGTATGTATCAACTTGGTACGCCGGGCGCGGATTGCGTCCAGCCCTGCAGCAAGGATATTCCCTCGGATCCGTTTGTCCGTTACCAAGCGTGGGGGCCCGGTTCCTGTGTTCCCGGAAGCGCGGTCAACGATGGAAGCGAGCTTCTTGGCCTGAACTACAAGGCATCAAAGTGCAGCGCTGATGCCTATATGCCGGGCAAATACAGCGCTCAAGGCACTTGCTATGCCGGTGCTCGTGGCAAGGAAAGCAACCCACGTGATTGCCAGGCCCCTACCGAGAGCACCCGTCTATCTAACCCGCCGTGCACTCTACGCTCAACTGGCTGGAACCGGTGGGAGTGGCTGTGCTGGAACCCACAGGACCGCGCTCTCATCCCGTTTGACTGGAACGTGAGCTACCGCATCGTTTCTAAAGACAACCACGTACCACTACTGGAGACGCCGCTAGATCAATCTGGATTCATGCCGAGCCCCACAGCGGGCAACCCTGTTGATTACGCAAAGCCGGGCGCTTGCCAGGGTAATCCCTTCAACGCCTCCGCAGTCTCTTGTGCCGCAATTAAAAAGTATTAGGGGCATTAGCTATTGACAGTTTTATCTCATCCGTATTTAGATAATGAGCCGCAATTTTAAGATTGTAGAGCAGGACTGCAAACTACCGGACGGTTACAAGGGGCATTTTGAGTCAAAGACCCCTTATGCGGCTGCCAAGAAAGCGATCGCGGCTATTTACCGCCAAAGCAATACCCGTAAGGAAACCATTCAGTTTACGATCCAGGAAACGACCAAGGATAGTGCGAAAAACCAATACATGTACGAGGGCAAGAAAGTGAAGCTGTCCAAAGACGAGCAGGTTCCACGTATGGTAAAGGGCGAGCCTCTGCTGGACAAGAATGGTAAGCCAGTCGTGATTAAGTACAAGTACACTATTAAGTCCATTCGTTAAATCGGAATCGGTTTCGGAATTGGCGGTGGGCGGACGAGTATGGTTGCTTATGATTTTTGTGATGTCTTCTTGTAGAGAGGATGGAAATCTATGCTACAGCAGCGATGGCCAAGCTGGGTCAGTCGCTTCACCAACAACGGGACTCCCTGCGAGCCGGACATGTCCCTAATAAGAATGAAACTCCGTCTATGAATAATGTATATGCATCTCAATACTATGATACTGTGCGTGCGGATGAGCAGGCTCGGGGGGCGGCAAACTGGAATGCGGCGAAAGATCCGTGGAAGACCGGGATGGTACCGGAGCCGGCGTATGCGAGCATGTTCCAACCTCTTAGCGCCGGTCTCACTCCACCAAAATCCATGGTCAATGGCAACCCGAATGCAAAGGGACCCGTGCAAACCCTTGCAGGTACGAGCGTGAGTCGCGAGGACTTTACTCACAACAACATGCAGCCATATTACGGTTCAAGTGTGAAACAAAACATGGGTCCGGATGCTATGTCGTCTATCCTAGAAAATCGTACGGGACGGAGCGATGTTCAACAGCGTAAACAGGCGGTGGAGTGTTTCTTTGAACCCTCGGCGGGATACGGCTATGTATGTGGTATGCCGGATAGTACTGATTTCATGAAAAACCGGGTTGGTGAGTTTGGCCGCCGCGCAAATGATTTCCCGATTGAACAAGTACGTGTTGGACCTGGTGTCGGCAAAGGATTCACTGCGACGCCTGACGGCGGCTACCAGCAATCCGCGACCTTGAATTACATTATGCCAAAGACGGTAGATGAACTCCGTGTCGCAACGAATCCGAAGCTCGTTCCAGTAATGAAAGACCCACAAGGACCGATGAAAGGTATCACGCAACGCGGACAGATGGGTAAGTTTGACAAGAATCGGCCGGACACATACTATGAACAATCACCGGACATGTTGCTAAAAACCACCGGCGCAAACCTGAAAGAGATGCAACAGCCTGAGCAAATTGTCAAAGCCACCAGCCGTGTTGAGACTCACGTAGATTACAAGGGCGCGGCATTCCCGAATGCAAGCCAGCCCGGTAGCGGAGCCGGAAACAATTACGGAAAAGACGGAATCATGACGTATAAAAACGAACGCGACATTACCGGCGAACGGACGGTTCTGAATAACGTAACTTCCTATGTAAAGGCGATAGTCGCACCATTCCTGGACATTTTCCGTCACAGCCACAAGGAATACACCCTAGATGCCGCTCGGGTATACGGTAACATGCAGGCCCAGATTCCCTCTAAGCCGACGACGTATGATCCGGTGCTGGGGGTCATGCGAACTACGATTAAAGAACAAACGATTCATGATACGAACATTGCAAATCCGCGAGGTCCGAATGCGGCGCCGGTTGAGGCCGATGATGATGCACGTACTACAAATCGCGAGACGCTGCCTATCGTAGAAACGATGGTGAACATGGCTGCACACACATATAATGTAACAGTTTATGATGTAGATACCGTTGCCAAGACCACAGTTCGGCAGACGACGTCGACGAGCGGGTCCATGTACGGTTTTATCGGAGGTGACACTGCCACCCCACAGCGTGGCGCCTACACGGCGATTGATGTTGTTATGCCGCTGACCCAGAAACAATTTGTAAGTGACCACGAATATTCTGGAACCGCTGAAAGCAAGACGGATTTCCGGCCGATGTCGCAGGATGCGGACTACAATGCCGAGATTGACGGTACCCGTGAGATGATGATTATTTCGGCTGGAAACACGCCATCTGCCGCAGGTGCTTTCGTGGGTCTTGCGAAGGACCAAGTTGATATGCAGACGAAGCGTATTGTCGGGGATTCTATCGCCAGCCGGGAAACCGGAAACTTCCGGGGTATACAAACCGGTGTACTTCCAGTGGAGACCTGCGAGGTTACCCACCCAGTTGCCCGTGAACTGGATAACCCGCAAGTTGGACGTCTGGACGGCGATCTGCTGAGTGCGCTCAACAGTAATCCGTACAATTTGTCTATCAATCCTCTCAAGCGGGACACTTAGGTGCGCTCAAAACGATGCGATATTTTGATTTATAACAAACAGGAAGGATGGCTAAACTGAAGGCTCTCATGGAGACGAAAGATGAATACATCACACACTTTGGTGATTTGCTGAGCGACGCGTTCTTAATTGAACTGCAAACTGTTTATAGTAGCGTAAAAGACTCTTCAAATGCTAATATTTTGAAGAATTTCCAAGACGGTCTTGCTGCGATCGGTACGTGGAATTCTTACCAAATTGATCAAATGTACGAGCGGATTCAAAAGCACTCTAAATGCGGCTATTTCCAAGATCTCATCAAGTCTACGTTTGTTGTGTACGTAAAAATTCATATGTTATCCCATGGAATCAAGGATAACAATAGTCTGCGCATTCGTATTCCGGCGAATGCAAATTTCATTCATCGGTGCCTCGTGACATGTGCCAGGAGCATTTGGAAACGACCCTATCTATTTTACCATAATGTCCGGAGCCTGGAGAAGCGTACAAACATGAACGAAGTAGACACTATCATTCGTAAGTGCTTCAGTAGCGTAATCCGCTCGTTCCTACCCTTTGACGAACTCCTGCAGAAGTCTGCTCTCGCCCAGGGCGGCACATCCCATCCCGACGAGGAGGATGAGGAAGACGATGAGGAAGATGAGGATGAGGATGAGGATGAGGATGAGGACGAGGAAGACGATGAGGACGAGGAAGATGACGAAGATGACGATGATGAAGAAGATGAAGATGAAGATGATCAAGAAGATGATTGGGAGGATGAGGAGGATGAGGAGGACGAAGAAGATGACGAAGACGATAGTAGTGACGAAGAAGAACCTGCCGAAGTTCCAAAGTTTACGGTGTCTGCACCAATTGCAATTCCCGGTATTCAGCAGCGTACACCACCAGCACCACAAGCACCAGCGCCAACGCCAGTACTTACACCTATTCAAGAAAGCCCGAGTCCACCACCAGCGCCAGTACTATATGCGAAACCGGCTCCAGAAAATCCACCACAGCTGAATTTGGAAGAGTCAGACGATTCATCTGATTCCGAAGACTCAGAGGACTCAGAAGAAGAGGAAGATGACGACTCAGAGCCAGAAGCTTCTATTCCTGTTAATCCGGTTGTACAGCCAGAGCCGCAACCTGTTGTGGTGGCGGTGCCGGTGCCGGAGGAGCCAAAGGTAATAGAGGCTGAGGCTGAGGCCGAGGCGGAGCCTGTGGCGGAGCCTGTGGCGGAGCCGGTCCCGGTGGCGGAAGTGGTACAACCAGAGCAGGTGACTGCGCCGCTTGACCCGGATGTAAAAATGATTAGTATTGGTCAGCATAGCAGTGACGGTGAGGATCAGACTCCTGCAGGACCTCCTGATCCGAATGCTAAAACGATTCACATTATTCCCCCATCGCGTCCAATTCACGCGCCGAAACATCATACAAAGAAACGCGGTGATGCGTTTTTTTGAGTGATCAATAAAAATGAATTAATTATAAATGCAGTGGGTGTACGTTCTGCTAGCAACCGCTCTCACATTTGTAGCACTCATGTACATTGACGATCGTCGTCGTTCCCCCGAGAATTCCGGCTTAACCACTTCAGCTAAAGTTGCTATTGCATTTGTCATTTTCCTGATATTTTCAGTGATTTTTTACTATTTTGATGATTCTTCTGCAGCGGACTCCAAGCGTGGTACCGGGGGCGGCGGTGTAGAACAAGTTACGGAAGCGAGTCGTATCCGGAACATCCGCGAAGACTGCCACGACGGCATCGCACCATTTTAAGCTTTGAGAGTTGCGACAAGCTCTTCAACCTTCGCTTTCATGGCACCTGAAAAGCGTGAAATTTCTGTTTTATTTACTACTCCTACAAACGTAGGCATAGCTTGTACTTGGAAAGACTCGGCGATCTCGTCGCACTCTTCCACATCAACACTCAGGAAGCAGATGTCGGGATTCGCCTTGGCGAGTTCTTCAACGAACGGCTTGATAACGCGGCAAGGTCCGCACCAAGCTGCTGTAAACTTAATAATGCATCGTGAGTGCTGGTTCAGGCACGACAGCAGCTCATTCTTAGAGCGAATATGGATGGACATTTTCGGGAGTATATATTTAATATCGCGTGATGTCTTTAAACCTGATACAGTAATGCAAAAATAAACAGGAAAGGGGTCTATTGATTTTATGGTGCATTTATCTCGCGATCATTTGCTATCAATAGAGTAATTAATTCCGGCTTGGTAGCTCGGCTTTCCACTTTCAATCCTCGGGACCTTGCAAGTTTTGCTAGATCGCGAAAACTCATGTTCTTGTATGGGTTGTTAGAGGATGAAGATTCTACAGGTTGAGACTCCGTTGTGGGATCTGTATAAGAGAAGTAGCATCCTTCGTGGAGGGCTTGCGTTTTCATACGATAATAAATGTCAATATTCAACACTGTTGATGCTTCGCTCAAAGAAGCAAACTTACGTACGACTTCGCGAGTCTCATTATCAATCATGTAAACTTCCTTACGATTAGCTTTGTCCAGACGGAATCCTGCATTCAGCTTTGAGTCCTTGAAATCAATCCCGTAAAAGCCCGCAGCCTCTTTCTGTCCATTGTAAATACATGATCCGCTGAAATGTACAAAATGCTGGGTAAGATGTCTATACATGTCCATAGTTTCCTTCTTAAGAAACGACACTGAATAGCCTTTATTTTTTTTCCATTCCATAAATTTTGAGGCCATAACATGCGTAGGTATTTTTGCTAAAGGATGGATAATGCACTCTTCTGCAATGAATGTATCATAGTTGTTTGGAGGAGATGCTGGATTATATGTAATATTGTATGATATACGAATACCTTTGAAGGCATTGGCGACAGTTTGTTTTTCCTGGCAGAATATTCCACCACGTAGGTAATGATCTATTAAGTATTTATTTAAAGCGCTTCGGTCATGCCGATCTAGAGGGGCTTTGTTCCACATCCGAAAAGTACTGGTGAGTTCCACAGCACTTGTAGTAGAATTTTCATCGGCAACAGTTGCTTCTTCAATGAAACGCTTCACCTTATCGTCAGGAGGCATTTTACGTGTCATATCAGGTTCTTTTGCTTGTTCTCCGACAATTTCCTGTACATTATCACATGAAGTCTCATTTTCAGGAACCGCATTTGTCTCTATTACGTTTGATAAATCGGTCTTCGGACCAATTATTTCAGTAATGGTTTGCATTTTTTGTAAAATGATCAAGGGATCATCACATGTAATACAGTCATCAACAAATACTTGTGCGGTGATAATAGCCTGCTTTACGACTTCAAATGATGTATGGAACCATTCCGTTTTATTAGCATCCCGAAAACGTTCCAGCATATGATGCACAATAGATTCCACCAGACGGCCATTGCGACATTGGTGTTTGTAACGTAAATTATTTTCGTAGTGGCTTGACGCATAAGTTACCATTCTGCTAGTAAGAGAACCAGTAAACCCAGCTTTGAATACACTTGATCCAGATGATAGGATTTCTTCGTAAATATATACCCAATCACCTCGTTCGAGTAATTTACGCTGTTGTTCTTGTTTAAGTCTTTTGACTTCCGCTTCAAGTTCATATTTACCGCTAAGACGTAGTTCTTTGATAACGTCACAAACCCAATTTTGAAATTGTTCCGCCATCGGGGTTCGTGATTTGAAAAGGACTTTGTACAGGCCTTTCTCTGTTAGAAAAGTGACATTTTGAATACCACCAGATGTTGCTGTGGGAAGAACAACCTTCTCAGTGTCATCAAACTCTGCGATACTATTACGTATTTTTTGCAGATTTAAAATTTCTCCAATATCCAATACACGAAATAATGGGTTATCAGTGGTACCAGATATTGTGATAGCCTTGTGCAGACTATTAAGACTAAAAGCCTTGACTACCTCCATTGTATTCACTTCATGTATATCCTAACACCCCTTATTCTTAAATCGTTTTCAGACTGAGGTTTTATCATTGGAAAGGAGGCCCACACTATGGGCTCCCTTTTGTGTGAATTTCTGCACCAGAATGCGCACTGTCTCTTTCAGGACTGTTCATAAAACCAAATATATTTGAAAGGGTACCTTTTCAGGGGCTAAACTCCCCCGACCGGAGGAGTTAAGAAATGGCACCAGAATGCGTTCCGACTCCAGCCCTCCCAAAATACTCTACTTGGAATATTGAGATTTGTGGACACGGATTTGAGGGCTGTTTTTCTTCATCACTATCGTCGGCTTGTATTCTTCTTCGGCGTCCTCTTGGTTACCCATGCCCATCGCCCGCATCTCGTCCTCGCGGGCCTGAGCATCCCAAAGTGCTTGGGAACATACTTTAAAATTTATATTTGTATCAGCTTTATACCAATATACTTGATCTTGTAGCGAATTTGATTGAGTTTTGTTATCAATTACTAAACATTCGTAATTTGAAGTACATTGATCCATCACTTGGCAAAATACGTCAAAAGTAGGGAACATTCCTGCATATTGCTGGTATAAACGCTCTCTGTTTTTAATTTGGTTGTCTCGTAAAATAAATACATAATCTACATTAGAACGTAAATTTGGGGGTATTCCTAATGGGAATTGCATTGTAATCGCAAATAAAATGCCGTAATGTCTGCCATTCATGAAGCAAGCCCGAATATTCTTATCATTTGGCCATGATTTATCGTAAAGGCAATCGTCCAGAATCAAAAACGCGCGATTGTCCAAATCCGTACGGCCATATTTTCGTTTCTCCTGCGTCGCCTGGTCAGTTACCTTTTCCTGTCTGTCCATGAATCGTTGTAGGATTTTGCTATCAAACTCATCGTAAATAAGCATTTTAGGGATAAACTGCTCAAAATGGTGATTGGCACGTTCCGTTGCAGAAATAATTACTCCTATTGGCAAATGTGTAAAGTATCTAAACAAATCCGTCAAGCAAACCGTCTTCCCAGTATTTCGTTTTCCAATTAGCAAAATTGTGGATCCATCCTTTATGTTTCTCATGTCAAATTTTTTTAGTTCAAGCTTCATTAAGACGTACACTGTATATCAATCACAAAAAAAGTACTGATTTTTTAACACATATAATTTGATATTTAGAAACTCTTGTACATGACGCGTAGGACATCTGGATTTAGCCCTGCAAACATCGGCTCGGTATCTACGAGTTGTTTCCACTTGATTTTTCCTGTTGATAGAAGATACCTAGGATCCTGAACAAGAACCTTTAGGCGTTCGGCGAGAGCCTTACGATTGTCCTGTGCCTCGCTACTTGCCTCTTTGAGATCTGTCATCTTAACATACATTTTCTTCAGTAGTGAAATTCCCACCTGTTGAAACAAAGGTGTATCTGCAATCATAGTCTCCCATGCTACTCCGCCTCTCGCATTTTTGTATTTACCAACGACATCCGTTAGCATAGCGCGAACTTTATTATCAAATGCCTTCTTATTATTCTCAATGGTAGTTTTTTCAGCATCAGTCAGCTTAGTCATGATTGTACGCATATTTTGTACGGTCATTCCAGCAAAGATTTCGTCGCTTGCGAGAAGTTCATCCCATTTGATCTTGCCGTTTTCTGTTTGATAATGACCAACGTTCTTAATGAATTGCTCCTTGACCATCTGAATCCTGTCTCCTGCAATGGATCCTGAAGCCGATGAAGAAGTATCGGACTTGGCCTCTTTTTTACGAAGTTGTGTATATGTAGCTCGGATAGCATCGGGTGTGAAATCTGCGAAGTCTGTTTCAGATTCCTGAAGTACTTTCCACTGTACTTGGCCGAATTGAGTAGTATATTTGGGAATAACGTCCTTTAGTTTAGCAACTAAAGTATCCGTCCATTCATGACGAAATGATTCTTGTGTTTGCTTCAATGCAATAGTAATTGAATAGTCGCCGCGTTCGTCTTGATTTGCCTTCCACTGCTTTCGTTCCAGCAGTAGTCCGAGATCTGGCGCACGGGGTGTCATGTGAATGAATACACGATGATATGTACCGTATTCAGGGTTATTTGAATTTGTCGCGCGAGCCTGTTTCTCAACACATGTTGAATAGATGCCTAGGCTCCGCGCTAATATCATGGTTTGTTCTGCAAGTCCCTGTCGCTTCTGAATAAATTCGTACACATTGTTCTGTAGGTATCCATCAGTATCAAGTAGTCCAGCAAGAAGTTCCGTGCGAACTTTCACGCTGTTTTGCATATAAATGTCAGGAATATGTTTGTTGTCAAATAGATTCAGCTCACGGAGTACATCACGAACCTGGTTATTTGAACCCTTTTTATGAACGATACAATGTCCTGGTACCTTCTTCTTTGACAGTGTCACTTTGCACTTCACTTCTTCCGACAGTTTATTAATATAATCTTTGATCGGCTGGTCAATCGTGGTTATTTCTGTAGATGATGATGTTCCGTCACCTAACCACATACCGAGAAAGCGAGGATCCAGCGGTACCTGCTTCTCGGGATAGTCTATCTTTCCTTCCACAAAGAAGAAGCGCTTCGCGATCTCTTCATTCATATCCGCCGCCTTGATTTCAATTACCGTATTTTTGTTATTGGTATTATTTGCCTCCATCCACGCCCTGGCCGCGTCAAGCGCTGCCTGCGGCGAATCAAAGACATCCGTGACGCTTTCGGCAACGGGCTTTGCCTTGCTCTTGCGTTTCTTTTCGCGGAAATAGAAATACTTAGATGAATGCTTTAGCCCATCCCAAGCATTTGCGAGGTAGGCATCCTTGTCCTTCTTAAGAGTGACTCCACCAATCGCATTTGCTGACGGTGCCAGCAAAATAACATCTTCATCACTGTAATCCCGCACATCGTCGCCGCGGTTTCCAAGATACAATGTAGGCATTCTTGCGTTCTTATGTGTAATTACAACTGATCACATGTATATACCGGATTCAATTTTTGGGTTCAGACCACAACAAAGCCCAAAAAATCCACACACTCACAATACGCAGTCGTATTATTCCCCGACGAGGGAAGTCACCATCCGTTCCATCCGTATATGCATATCCAGATCGCCGTCATTTGCACGTTGATAATTCATCGCCGAACTCACGACTTCACTGATGTTCCGATCAATCCGGTTTATAATTCGCATGTGTTCTTTCATCGTATCTTCACAGCCACAATTGCACCGTTTCACCACCGAATTTACTCGCTCGCGCTCACGCTGTACATACGGATTGGGTGCAATATTCATGAGGGGGTGCCGCCGAAGACACTCTGCATTCTGATGAGGAATTATTGCTGGAGTTACGAATGCAGTGATACGCGAGCCATAGATTGAATGGCACCTGGCACGCTTTCGGGGATTGTCGGTCTTGGGCATCTGAAAGTTATTTGATCCGGGAAAAGAAAATCATTTTTTCAGGAAAATATATAAGGTAAACAATATATATAATATACGTACGTATCTAAATCATGATTGACCATGACGATCATGATGTGGAAGGAGGTGGATTGGCACTAGCTTCATCAGTTAAAACATCTAAACGAAAAATTCGTCATAGGAAACAACTAGCCAAGTTCAAAGAACGTCTTCATGAACTCGGATGGCGAAAAACGTACATTGATCGCCATGTAGAGGACAATATTGGAGCGGATTTGGATCAACAATCCGAGACAGTTCTTCTTGACACATGGACAAAATCATGGATCACCATGAAAATGAATGACATCAACACTGACGAATACATATTGTATTCGGCTGGCCTAAACCGTAAAATGGCTAAAATGTTGTCAGGCATTATCACGTCATTATACAATACGTGCTATTCACGTAGACAACTATTGGAAATTGCAATAGAGTATGCGTTGGGTAAATACGACCCAGTACTAAAGCCTGATCAAGAATACTATTTTGAATCCGATGAACACGAGGTTTGGACACCCAATTCCTTGTTTAAATATATCTACAACGTACCCCAACTTGCGCGTCTACGTTCCAGGTTACCTATCGTACCTGGATCACATAGTAGTGCAGATAGTAAGATATTTTACCATGCGACCAATATTAAGAGTGCGATTCACATCGCAAGACATGGCATATCCCATCTGAAAGGACGTGGTTGTCTAGATTTCGGAATACAACCCTCATTTTATATGACACCGGATCTGTCTACAGCAATACATTGGTGTGAAGTAAACAAAACACGCTGGCATGGAGAATTGTGTATTATTCTCTTTAGTATACCAAATGATTCACTACGTGCTTTGAAAGGGAAGGTGTTTGAGAATGCAACATCTGAATGGGTGGAACTGGTCACATCATCTAGGATTTGTCAAGCTGAAATTAATGATCTAGATTGGTACGATTCTGTTTACGGTCCGATGGCTGCGAACATTCGGGCTATATGTAGTAGAGGAGTTGTTGCAAGAACACATGCAACGCCGAAATTTCAACTGGCGTCCAAATCAAATACGAGCGATATGTACTTCAGGAATTGCCTTTCTGGGGCTATATTTGTCCGTGCCGATCATTTGTAAAAATTTCCTGTTTTACAAATAGAACCATGCACTACCCAGTTACTTACCACGGGCTGCACTGCTGGTATAAGGCGGAATTTGAGAAGCTCGGCTGGATGCTTCTGGCAAAGCGCGAGGGCAATGAGCTAAAGATTAAAGACTACATGCAGAGCATCGTCCACCTTAAGGAGGCGCTAGAGGACAAGGTCGCAGCTACCAAGGACGTTGACCGCAAGAATGACCTCAAGATCCTCCACAAAAATGTGATGACGCTGTGGAAGCACGTTCAGAAAGACTTCAAGTACCGGGGCGGCAAGAAGGGTGGTAATGAAGGCGAGGCCACGGAAGCGACCGCTTAAAGGCTAGACCAATTTTCATTTTTAATTGAGTACGAGTACAAGTGCAGATGGATTTTCCATGGTATGCGCGCCAATATGCAAAAATTAGCATATTTTACACCAAGGCCACGGGACGATCTACTCGGCTGCTTCCTGTTTCACCCTACGTCAAGCCATACCACATTCCAATTAAAAGTTACATCAAGCAAACAATTGCCCTTCGGAATTTCTTCGTCGTACATGGTCAGTATTTCAGCCCGCCGACAGAGGCAGCGATGCAGGAAGACTGTATCAAGTTCATGGCACGGCTCAACTGGAATCTTGTCGCCCAAGAATGGACGGTTATTGAAGATCGTAGCGAAACAGGGAAAGGGGATCTCGTGTTTAGCAATGGAAACTCATATTGCATATTTGAGTGCAAACGGCGAACGAACGAGAAAGTTTATAAGCAGTCTCGTTATTACGCCTCCGCTTGGAAATTGTATTACGCTCCAAGCGCACAACAACCAGTGTTATATGGGGTATGGACACCACGAGTCCAAGCCGTGATAGGTATTCTTTACTCGGAGACTGATGCGAATAAATTGTGTAACCGTAGGATGCGGTATTATGGTAAACAAAATCATTATCTTGAATAATAAACGCCAAATAATTGAATACTAGTTCATTTTTTCCAATTAACGTACCTCAAAACGTGACGACGCACGCAATGGCTTACTTAACTCCTCTGAGCATGAGCGACCGCCGTTATGATGAAATTTCGGAGGCCGTGCGTCAAAGTTTTTCAAATGCATGTATTCTGTACATTGAAGAAATTCAGAATCAATATCTCTCGGATGCTTATGAAAGTCGCAAGCAACTCATGACGGCAGCTCGTGGGCAAGATGTCGTTAAAGAGATGACTCTATTCCATGGGACAAGTGAAGAATGCGCTAATTCAATCGCTCATCGGGGTTATGATTGTGAGAAGAATACTGTATCGGCCTACGGAAAAGGAACCTACTTTGCACCTGCCGCGTATACCAGCATTTTCTATGCGAAAGACAACAGAAACAAAGAAAGTTTCATGCTCATGAACAAAGTCTTGATTGGGGTAACTGAGCATTATGGAGGCGGTGTGACAATCAACACTGTGCTTCATGACAATTCCGTTAATAATAAATTGAATCCGACTATAGTCGTGACTCCCTACAATGACGGCGCACTTCCGTTGTTCCTCATTGCGTTCTATAAGCACGCTAAGTAAAAATATTCTGTTACTAGAAAATTATTCTATATTTTTTGGAAGTTAAAATCCGGAATCATAATTATTTTATTTAATTCGTGTAGCAATCCGTACCCCGATGGCTTCGTTGGGGTACGACTTCCTTTGGTCGGGTGACGGCAGTAACCTAAATGTTGTTGGGTCTAATGTGTCTATCGGTACATGGAATGCGGGTGTGAATCTGTCTCAATCTCCTCTTGCCCTCTTGCAAACTTCCAATTATGTCCCGACTATTTATGTGAGTAATTCTAATGTGGGTATTGGGACCACTTCTCCTACACACCCGCTACACGTTGTGGGTGATGTATATCTTACGGGTAATCTTTTGTCTTCGGCGGGTTATGCTACCAGCAATTATGTAACGTCGCAGATCAGTGGTTCGGGGAGTGCCACAACGTCGTATGTAAATTCCGCGATCTCCACCGCCACCAGTGGTATGGCCACAAGCAACTATGTAACGGGTCTTGGCTACGCAACTACGTCTTCTGTGACCTCTGCCATCTCCACCGCCACCAGCGGTATGGCCACAAGCAACTACGTAACAAACTACGTGTCTAACGTCACTTCTCTTGGACAACTTACATCTATTGGTACTGATTCATCTACTACAACGATTCAAGGCCACCTGGTGGCAAGCAACATGACGATATACGGCACAACTACAACTGTGAACACCTACACGACAGAAACCAGCAATTTGGTTCTAACGTACACTGGTCCTGGATATGCTCTAAATGTAGCTGGAAGCACAAATTTCCAGGGTACTGTTACAGGAACCATCTCTAACGCAACCAGTGCTGCGAGTGCGACCACTGCAACGACCGCCACAACTGCCACGAATGTTGCTGGTGGTGTTGCGGGAGCTGTACATTACCAGTCAGGTGCGGGCGCAACTGGTTTCTCCGCTGCGGGTACGGCTGGTCAAGTGCTGACGTCGGCCGGCACGGGCGCCCCGACCTGGACCCCGGCTACCAGTGCGAATACCGCATCGGCAATCGTCCAACGCGATGCATCTGGTAATTT